TAAACTTAAATATGTAAAATATGAACGATATTCACTTAAAGAAGATCAGTCCGATGTTTGGGACTATTAGAATCGAGGGGACGGAGAAAGAACCTCTGTTTTGTGCAAGTGATGTATGTAAGGCGCTTGGATTTTCAAATCCCTGGAAAGCTGTAGGTGATCACGTTGATGACGATGACCTAACGAAACGTGAGGTCATAGATTCCCAAGGAAGAAAGCAGAATACAAACTTCATAAGCGAGTCTGGTCTTTATGCCTTGATTTTTGGTAGCAAGTTACCACAAGCAAAGGACTTTAAAAGATGGGTAACGAGTGAAGTTCTTCCTAGTATTCGTCAAGATGGAGGGTATATGACCATGGCTGACGAAGAGTCCGAGGAAGACTTGATGGCTAGAGCTCTTATTGTCGCTAAAGCCACTCTTAAAAGGAGAGAGGAGCGCATAAAAGCACTAGAAACCGAGAATTATGCAAAGGATAAGGAAATTGTTGAGCTAAGTAGTACAATTTCTGATATGAAGCCAAAAGTCAACTATGTTGATATGATATTGGCAAGTAAGGAAACTGTAACGACTACTCAGATAGCTCAGGACTACGGAAAGTCAGCAAAGGCATTCAATATAATGCTCAGAAACTATGGTATTCAGCACAAGGTCGGTGGTCAGTGGATCTTGTATGCGAAATATCTACCTTGCGGATATGTTCATTCCGAAACAGTTCCTATCGTTCATTCGAATGGGACATCAGGGTCTGTGATGCATACAAAGTGGACTCAGAAAGGTAGGCTGTTTCTGTATGATGAGCTGAAGAATCGAGGTGTTATACCTACTATAGAACAGGAATTGGTTAAAAGATAAAGCCTATGCCTCGCAAGAAAGTATCAGTAGAGCCTGTCGAAAAGATTTGGCTCTCCACAAAAGAGTTCGCCAAGTATATTGGCATGAGCACTGGTTATATACACGACTTGAGAAAGAGCGGCCAGATTCATCATTATATGATAGGTAACACCGCATTCTTTAAAAAGTCCGATATAGATGAGCTCATTGAAGAGCATAAAGTGTGTTGAAATATTGGTATGGTTAAAGTTATAGGTTTGTTTCATTTGCTCGTGAGAGCATGTTGTTAGTTATTTTGTTTACGTCTACAGCGGTAGACACTTTGGGGCGATGTCTGTTCGTTTAGCTTCTTTCGCCCCAAACCAGACTGAGTAGCTCAGTTGAATAGAGCAGGTTGATTCCTAATCACCGGGTCGCGAGTTTGAGCCTCGCCTCAGTCACACTCTTTTTTTTAGTTCCGTTTAGTAGTTGAATTCCTCTCTGACGGCGCAAAGGTAAGTCCTTATACCTTATAAAGTAGGTCGTTCGGGCAGCGACAATCTTGCGTCAGATGAGAGTTTCTCATTGAGCGGACATAGAAGATAGTTCTTTGACATGTTGATGCACAGAAATAGTATGCGTGTAAAAGAAGTAACTGGAGAGCATCAATGGATGCCGTGACCTGGCGAAAGGACGCACGACATACGAAAATCCAGCTAATCTGCATCAAGTAAGCAGACGGACTACACCGGAACGAAGAATTGTCGGTGCAAGCACTGCCTAAAACGTTGCAGTCTGGTGAACATGGAAAAGTTCTGAAAAATCCAAAAAGATGATTTATCTTCATCATTCATATAACAACTCAGAGGAGGCTGGTGTAATTGGAAGCACAGCGACAACTAGATGATACCGTTCTTATCGTCGTGAGATGGGGGTTCGAGTCCTCCGTCTCCTCCAACATATAATTCATTGTATCCTAATTTATTCAATTAAAAATGCAGCTCGTCTGTGAAGATAGGCTGCACACATCGCAGGTTGGAGCAGTTGGTAGCTCGCTAGGTTCATGACCTAGAGGTCACAGATTCGAGTTCTGTACCTGCCACAAATGTTTATTTTTAAAGCTCTAAATTGTTTATATGTGAAAAGATTGTTTCTTGCGTATCTTGTCTGAGAAGATAGGATACGTCTATTTCTTTTAGAAGGAATTATTTTTTTATTTCTGAGGAGAGTAGCTCAGTAGTAGAGCGCCAGGGGAAGTGTCCTTGGAGGTCGATGGTGCGAATCCATCCTCTCGTCCCAATTTTCTTTCATTTTTCAAGAATTTTGATTGGTTAACTTATGTGTCGCCCAGTAGCTCAACTGCATAGAGCCGTGGTACTTTTCGCGAGGTTGGGAGTTGGAGTCTCCCCTGGGCTTCCCAAGTAGGTAAATTTCAAAAAATATTTTTTCATTAGCTGACAGAGGTCGGCACTTTTTCTTATAAGTCATTTATATTTTAATTTGAGTATTAATATCCTCTTGCTTGTGAAAGTAGGAGGTACAAGCCACATTAGCTCAGTTGGTCAGAGCAGTCCAAGATACCGACAGGCCGCAGGTTCGAGTCCTGCATGTGGCTCACTTAATTGTGAGTGCCATAAATTTACAGTTTTTGATTATCTTTGGGAGTGAGGGTGTCTATTGTCCCTCCTCCCTTTAACATTGACTTCTACTCCATCTCACAATAACCACGTGCAATCACCTCTCCTGCCTTGCGTGGTTGGCTAAACGGAGAGGTTTTACTATAGATGAAAGTTAAAAACATAATAAGAATCAGTAAGGAAAACATTAATGCTCTTCGGAATCTGGAATGCGTTGAAAACGTAGAACAGAACGGAAGGGATATTACTGTTCGCCTTAAACCGGAACGTACGGACGGTAAGCTCGAAGCCCGAAAGGGTGAATATCTTATTCAGTGGGGTAACAAAATGTGGCAGAGGTATGGCTCTGATGCTATCAATCTGCTTTCCAAAAATCCCGGAGCGGAGGCCGGCAAGACATGGGACGCGTAGGTTCAAAGAAGTATTACGCTCCTGACGGGAACGAATACGATTCAAGAGAGGAGTATCTGTACTTGCAGACCATCCTCGATGATCCTGGCATAAGCTGCATACACAGACAGGTAACCATCACGGCAATCAATCCGGTATGGATGCTGAAACCAAAGCAACTTAAGACTAAGGTCAAGTATGAGAGAAGGTCATTGCTTTACGGCCACAACTATACTGCCGACTTCGTTTACCGGGAAGGCGAGAAGATTGTGATATGTGATGTCAAGAGCCTCTATACCTCAAAGCTCAGAGAGTTCTCGATTACAACAAAGGCTGTGGTGGCAAGACTTATCGCTCACAATAGGAAACGTCATAACGGCGAGTCTGTTGTGATATTCCGTAAGGCTATCAAGATAAAGAAGAACGAGTGGAAAATCGTTGATTATCCACCGTCCGATTGCTATATTATATAATAAGGTATAAAACAAGAAGATATGGTTATTATTATCAATAGTCTCATAGCAACAGTAGCTATGTTCGCTGCATGCGCATTCGTCGCACATCTCCTTGGTTGGGATAAGGAAGACTAGTAGTTTAATTCTAAATATTTTAAATTATGGACAAAGACAAAATTATCGTCAGTGTAGTAATTGACAAGCAGGCTCTTGTTGACAGAGCATTCGACATCTCGAAGAATCTTTCTGAGTTAAATGAAATCAAGAAGGTTATCGACGGCAAAAACCAGTTTACTCGTGATATCGACGAGATTGATGATGAAGGCAAGAAGGAGAATAATACGAACCTCTTCGCCAACATCGCATTGGACATCATTCTCAGTGATAACCCGGAACTGGCAATCACCAAGCGCCTCAATTCGCTTGAGGACAAGAAGAACTCTTTCCTCGCTAAGATGAAGAAGCTCGACGAACTCCAGGAAAAAGTGAAAAACGGAGAGGTGCATGGCGCTGAAGGTATCCGTGAGTTGTTGAAAATAATGGAGGAGGGCGAGTAATGGGCGTAGTATCAAAGTACGGCAACCTGTATGATGTCAAGAAGAACATCATCTGCCACGCTCCTGTCACTTCTTCACATTTCGAAAGTATTTTGCAGAAGGGCAATGTGCTTCATATGATGAATGGCGTAACAACACCAACATTGTTCGGAATTCACGCGGACAAGAAATTTAAGCGTGGACGCTGGCGCCGAGTATTAACACATTAATTCATATAACAATGGCAAAAGAAAAAGCAACTATCTCAGCAACACTCGGTCACGAGTACGATGATTTGGATGAGCGTGAGGAGTACCTAGCAAACAATGCTGACTCCGTTGAGAAAATGGAGTTCATCAAGCGATTCAACTCTGATGAGCTGATGAAGAAGAAGGACCTGTTCGCTCTTCAGTCTGCACGGGCATCTGACATCGAAGAGGAAATCAAGGATTTCCGTGAGCAGAAAAAGGCAGAGCTGAAGCCTATCAAGGAAGAAATCTCTTCTCTCCTTAAGGAAATCAAGCAGAAGGGTAGCATGGTTAACGAGAAGGTTTACAAGTTCGTTGACCGTGAAGCAAAGATGACTGCCTTCTATGACAAGGAGGGTAATCTTGTTTCTTCCCGTCCGGCAACACGTGACGAACTACCTAGCAATGTATACTCAATTAATCGTGATCAGCAGGCTATGTAGTCTGCTTTCACATAGTTTCTAAATTCTAAAATATTTTGTAAAATGAACAATGAAAAATTGCAGATAGACCTCGCTCCTGGACAGGATCATGCGGAGATTGTTCTCCGTGAGGTAGGTAACGAGAACCCTTATAAGCTTCCTGCAAAGGAGCCTCTTAATCTTCAGGTAGACGGTGTTATTACCTGTATCTATGCCTTCCTTGAGAAGCGTTGGGGTACAGAGCAGATTGACAAAGAGCATACGCATATCCTGGTTAATCGAGAGAAGCTCGTTGTTACTCTTGTTACAAACGAGAATGATGAGCGCACTACACAGACTATTATCGGCTCTATTCAGCTGTCTCGTCAGTTTGAGGGATTTCATATCAACGATGGAAAGTTGTGGAAGCCGGTACAACTTGGTGACTTCTTCCGTCTCAACCGTTCTTACTTCGAGACAAAGGAGAAGAACATGGAGCTTGTCAATCTCCTCAAGAGCTTCTCGGCGAAGGTTCAGACAACAATCAAGAAGGAATACAGCGACAATGGTTCCGTGACTGACAACTATGAGAAGGCTGTAGACTCTAATCTTCCTCCATCGTTCACTATCAATATTCCTATTTTCAAGGGCGCAGAGCCTGAGAAGCTTTCAATCGAGACTATCGCTCACGTCGAAGGCAACATGGCATTACTGACGCTTATCTCTGCTGATGCAGAATGTATCATCGAAGAATCCCGCGACAAGATCATCAATACGGAGCTTGATAAGATTCGTAAGCTCTGTCCTGAGATTCCTATTATGGAAGTGTAATGACAGAAATGGATAACAGAATAGCAAAAATGCCCGCCAAGATGGCCTTTGCTGTACTTGACTTGCGTAAGGTGCATGCGTGCATCATGGAACTTCCACGAAGCAAGTCGGTACAGCTGGCCCGAAAGGCGGCATACCTCAACTACATTGAAGGTGAGGGTAGAAAACTCGGTAAGGTTCCACTTCATTATGAACGCCTTAATGAAAAGGGCGAAAGCGTGACGGTGGAAACTTACTTCAGGTATTTAGATAGGGTACATTAATTTTTAATTCTATACAAATGGATATAGAGCAATTAAACAAAACGCCTCATAATCAGATTTGCGATTTGGCAAGAGACAGATTTATCGAGGTGTACAATCAGAAGTTCGGAGAGGGTGGAGAAGTATTCTTTGAAGAGCAGAAGGCATTCTTCAACGAAGAACTTCTCAATGGCTCGTTCAAGGGCTATCTTGAAAAGGCTCCATCTTTGAATATTCACGATGCCTTCATGAACCTTGCAATTAACGGATTGTCTCTCGAAAAGGGAACTACGACACTCTGTTACCTCATGGGTTACAGTAACTACGACAAGAATACTAGACAAACGAATTATACGGTCAAGATCACCTATACTGGATATGGCGAGATTCTTCTTCGCCAGCGAGCCGGTCAGATTGTTCGTTGTGACAATCCTGTAGTAGTTTACAATTGTGACGATTTTCGTTTCGGTGAACGAGATGGTCATAAGTACGTTGATTACGCAAAGACTTATCCTCGACCTGAAAATTCATACATCGTTGCTTGTTACGTGAAGATTATTCTTCCGAACAATGCCTACGATTACTTCGTTCTTGACCGCGAAGGTATTGACCGCTTGCGTGAGTATTCGGCTAAATTCGGCGGGAAAGACCGCAAGGCTAATGCCCTTTACGGAGGAAACTATGTCGGCAGCGATGGAAGAACGTACTTCAAGGATATTGATACAGGCTTCCTTATCTCGAAGACATGCAAGCATGCGTTCAAGGGCTATCCTAAACTGAAGGTTGGTCTGGGCGCTCTTTTGCAGGCCGATATCGACATGCAGACTCAGCAGAAACCGACTCAGGAAGCCTTTGGTACTGGTGATGCCGCACCGGAAGATAAAGGCGTCAAGGTAAAGGTTGATAGTGATTCACCATTTTAAAATTGTTATATATGGCAGAAAATACAGAATTGCAGTTGGTACAACAACAAGCCAACAATATTACAAGACAGATTGCAACGCTAAAATCTGATACGGAAAATGCGGTGCAAGCCAACAGGAAATCTTATGAGGCATGCGTGAATGCAGGTGAGTCTCTGTTGTTTGATATTGGCGTATCCGGAATGAACGATGCTCTTGACGAGAGAGCCGCTGAGTTTATCAAGAAAGCTAAACTGACAGAGAAAGCAATGACGGAGAAACGTAAGGGTGTTACCCAAGTGTTCGATATTGTCCGTAAGGGTTTTACTATGATGGAGAACCTTATCTCTATCAAGAACACCGATTCTGTTGTCTATAAGATTCAGGAGAAACGCAACGAGTATGCGGCATACAAGCTTGAACAGCAGCGTAAGGCAGAGCAGGAACGCCTGCGCCAGGAGCGCATCAAGGAGGCCAAGATTAAGCTGAAGACTGATACGATTGATATCTTGAACAATCTCCTCACAGAGCATTCTTCTGCTGCTATCAACTCACTTAATAACACGTTCTCTCTTCTCACCCTTGACAACAAGGATGAAGTTAAGAAGCGTATTACAGAGTGTTCTGATGTTCTTGACCTCGGACATCTGTTCGTTAATAACAAGCCTTCATACTCTTCCGAAATTGAGGAAAATGATGCAAAGGATATTATGAACGGCGCATACAAGGAGATTTCCGCATCGTTGCTTGCATCTTATAAGCAGACCGTAAATGCTACACGTGATGAGCTTCTTATGAAGTTTGATTCTAAGATTGCTGAACTTCTTGAAATCAAGAAGGCAGAAGAGGAACGCAAACGTAAGGAAGAAGAAGCTCGCAAGGCTGAAGAGGAGCGTAAGCGCAAAGAGGAGGAAGCACGTAAGGCTGCTGAGGAAGAGCGCAAGAAGCAGGAGGAGATTCAGCGTATCAAGGACGAGGAGGAGCGCAAGCGCAAGGAGGCAGAGCGGAAAGCTGCCGAGGCTGAACGCAAGGCAAAGGAAGCCGAGCTGAAGGCTGCTGAGGAAGAGTGCAAACGTAAGGAAGCAGAAGCTGCCGCTGCTGAGGCTGAACGTAAGGCTAAGGAAGAGGCTATCCGTAAGGCTGATGAGGCTGCTAAGGAAGAGCAGCAGAGAAAGCTTGCGGCTGAGCAGGAGAAGCGTGATGCAGAAAATGCAGCCCAGCACGCTACCGCACAGGCCCAGTCACTCTTCGCTCAGACTTCCGTTGGAGAAACTGGCAAGCAGAAAATCAAGGTAACGAAACGTCTTGTTGTTACCGACAAGAATGCCTGGCTCGACATTATTCAGCAGTGGTGGACGATCGAAGGCTCAAAGATGGCTCCTGATAAGCTTGCTTCTAAGTTGGAATTCATGCGCAAGGCTTGCGAGAAACACGCAAACAGCGAAGAAGAGTACATCGTTTCTCCTTATATTAAATATGAGGATGAGGTAACAGCTAAGTAATATGGCGGAACAACCGTTTGACCCTTATTATTCTCGTGGTGAGGTCTCCAATTCGGACCTCACTGCGTTGAAATTTGCCCTGAACCCGCAGCTCAATTTCGTAAAGGAAGAGGACAAGAGAAAGGCTTTCCATCTCGGAACTCTCGTTGACGCTCTCGTTACCGAACCGGAAAAGTGCAATCATTACGCCATGACGGTCGATGACGAGAAATATACGGAGAAGGATTGGAAATGGGGGCTAGACCGGCTTGCTGTTCTGAAGAAACAGGCAACGAAGGATAGGTTCCTTGATTTCGTCCTGAAGAATGCGGTCGGTCAGAAAACATTCATCAATCCGCATATGAAGATGGAATACCAGGGCTTCGAGTTCGAGCTTCCGGTACGCTGCAAGTTCGACTGGTGGCTCGGCGAGTTCGGCGGTGATTTGAAGACCACCGCAGCTACGTCACAGGAGCAATTTGAGGCTCAGATCGATTTCGTCGATTGGGATAGAAGCCGTGCATGGTATATGGATCTTACGCACAGTATAGACCCAAGATACGGAAACATGGACTTTATCTTTGCGGTCTCCAAGACCAAGAAGAAAGTATTCTATAAGAAGATTGAACGTGGTGACGAGTTGTATTTGCGTGGTAGGGAGAAGGCTCTTGAATGGGCTTTCCGCATGTGGTGTTTATTATAATTTATTATTATGTCAGATAAACCGAAATTATACGATTATCAAGAAGAAGGTGTGCGCATGGAGCTTGCCATGAAGCGCTGTATCAATGGTGATGACATGGGAACCGGTAAGACGGTTCAGTCTATCGTCGCCATTGAACGTGCAAAGGCAACTCCCTGCCTTGTTGTTTGCCCTGCTGCACTTAAGGTTAATTGGGAACGAGAGATAAAGAAGTTTACGAACCTCCGGCCTCTCATTCTTACCGATTCCGTCAATGCGACATACGGATATCATCTTACTAAGATGAACCTGTATGATGTAGTGATATGTAATTACGAGTCGCTCGCAAAATACTTCGTCGTAAGCCTCGGTCCGAAACCGTTACGGCTGAAAAACTTCCTGTTTCGTGATGAACTGAAGATTATCAAGTCTGTGATTATAGACGAGTCTGCAAGAGTCAAGGATCCATCAACAAGGCAGTCTAAAATTATCATGGGACTGTGCCAGGGTAAGGAGTATATCTATGAGCTTACAGGTACGCCCGTTGTCAATCACGCAACAGACCTGGCCTGCCAGCTTGCTATCCTCGGTCGTCTGAACGACGAGTTCGGAGGGTTTGGCGAGTTTTGTAACAGGTACGGTGAGAACGAGAATCTTGAAGAGCTTAACCGGAAGATACACGAAACATGCTACTTCCGCAGAGAAAAGAAAGATGTTCTTAAGGATTTGCCGGATCTGACCAGAACGACCATCAGTGTCGCCCTCGACCCTGAAACGCAGGAAGAGTACGATACCTGTCAGAAAGACCTGCTCACGTTCCTTCTCGAATACAAGAGCTGCTCCGAGGAAGAGGCTAGGAAAAAGCTTAGAATGAAGGCTCTTGTCAGGTTTATGAACCTTCGCTCGATATCCGGGCGAGGGAAGATGAAGGCGACGATAGAGTTCCTTCATGATACCGAAGAGCAGATAATCGTATTTGCCGAGCATCGTGATGTCGTTAGTGCAATCAAGAAAGAGTTCCCGGATGAGGTTTGCACCGTAACCGGTTCCGATAGCCAGCAGCAGAAGCAGTGGGCTATCGATTCTTTTCAGGCTAGGAAAAAGAGAATCATCATCTGCTCCATCAAGGCAGCAGGCGTAGGCCTTACGCTTACGGCTTCTTCCAATGTGGTGTTCGTCGAGCTCCCATGGACGATGGCGGACTTGTCGCAGTGTGAATGCCGTGCCTACCGTAACGGTCAGAAGAATGCGGTTACATCGTGGATTCTCATGGGTGCAAATACCATCGACGGCTATCTTTATAGCTTGATTATGCAGAAAGGCTCAATAGCATCAAAGGTTACGGGCGAGCAGGACTCCGCTATCAAGGATGCAGCTTATTTTGACGAGCTGGCCGATTTGGTTTTACAAAATTCTTTAAATAAAAAATAATGGAAATTCAAGGAAAAGTTATTGCCGTTTTACCTGAAAGAAGCGGCGTCTCTGCAAGAGGTGAGTGGAAGTCCCAGACTTATGTAATAGAAACACAAGAGCAATATCCTAAGAAGATGGCCTTTGATGTTTTCGGAGCAGACCGTCTGGCTCAGTTCAACATTCATAGTGGTGAGGTTATTAACGTTAGCTTTGATATTGATGCTCACGAGTATCAGGGCCGTTGGTTCAACAGCATCCGTGCCTGGAATGTTACTAAGGTGTCACAACAAGCTGCCGCACAAGGTGGTGGCTTTAGCGGCAATGCACAGTCTAGCGCACAAGCAGCACAACAAGCTATGGCAAGTTCTGCTAATGATGCTGGCGTGGCAAACCCGACGAATCAGCAAAATCTGTTTCCACCTGAACAGCAGTCTGCACAGCAGCAAGAACAGCAACGAGGGAACTCTGATGACCTTCCCTTCTAATCAAGCGAGCATTCAACGCTTATGTGGTTCAACCTGAAAAATGTGTTTGAACTTGAAACGTTTAGGAAAAAAGTAGCCGAGTTGGAGAACAAAGGCGCGATGGTAGAGCTGAAAGAAAAACGTGGACGTTCTTTGAAGCAGAATGCCTATCTTCATTTGCTCCTATCTGCATTCGGTCTCCAATACGGCTACACTCTAGACGAAGTTAAGACGCATTTCTATAAGCTGGTAGTGAACAAAGATATATTCCTAAGAGAAGGAATTGATAAATTCACAGGAGAATGCTATAAGTATCTCCGTTCTTCTGCTGACCTTACGAAAGACGAAATGAGCAAATCAATTTCTGATTTCAAATCGTGGGCAAAAGAGGAAGCTGGATTTGATTTTCCTGATTCTGATGAATATATCGCACTACTTCATATTCAACATGATATAGAAAGACAACAAAATTACATACAATAGCTTATGATGTTACCAACTAATATACGTCAGAAGTCAGGCGAGCTATTCCCGAATGACTTGGAAAAGCAGAAAATCTTTTGCATGGGTGCAGCGTTCTCGTTAGGCAACGATTTATCAGACTTTGAGGAAGAAGTGCAACAGGAGGAGATTTACCCTTGCCAGGAAGCTCTCGATATGTGGCTTGCATACAAGAAAGAGAAACGTCAGAAGTATCAACCTCGTGGACTCGCGGCTCTTAAAAAGAAGCTTTTAAAGATGTCGGGCGGAAATCCTGAATACGCAAAGGTTATCGTTGAGCATTCTATGGGAAACAACTATTCCGGGTTGTACGCTCCTAAAAACAATGGTGTAAACAGTTATGAACAACAGCAACGAACTTTCAACAAAATTAGTTCAATCCTTGCCGACTGAATGTAGCCAAGCGGTAGCAAAATATGGCGAACAATATGCGCTATTCCTGGACAAATATCCTACCCTGCAAAATCGAACAGACGCAATTACATCTGTATATGATTCTGTAGCTAGAGGCGGTATGTCGTTTGTTAGTATTGATAAGTACTTCAAAGATGGCGCAAGCGAGTTCTGGATTAAGATAATGCTCATCGACTTGTTTATGGTTATTGGAGCTATCGACGCAACTACTCCTTACCAGTTCAAGGCTATGGCACAGCGTATCAGACAAGAATACTATCACCTTACGCCTAGTGAGCTTACTAGATTCTTCTACGAGTTTTCTATGGGTGAGTATGGCGAAATCTATGTAGGGAAGACAGTGAATCCTCAAAAACTTTTTATTGCTCTCGAAAAATACATGTGTAAGCTTTACGAAAAGAGAGCCGAAATTGATTCTCAAAAGTTAGCTGAGAAACAAAAGAAAGAAGATGAGGAATCTAGAAGAAAAGCAATATCCTACGAAGAACATTGCCGCTTAAAGGGTGTTGATATTGAAAAATCACCTCTTGAAAAGCTAAAGAGAAAACTTGAAAAAGAATCAAAACGAGACAGAAATGGCAGACGTAAGCAAAATGGCAGAGGAATGGCTCAATGAACATCCTGATGCGACAAAGAAAGAAATATGGATGGCCGGTTATTGGCAATCTACCGATAACTGGTGCAACCGGACCAAGTAAATTTTAGAATTATGACACAGAAAGAACGTATCGAGAATGCTACCACAAAGCAAGCGGTAGTGTTCATCTGGATCTATTCCTGGGTTATTGTGAGAAACCTGGGAAGAGCAATAAACAAGGCAGTTCACAAGCTGCCTTGGTTGTTCATCGTGATAACGGTAGTAATATCATTCATTGTTAGCTTCGTTCTTATCTCTAAGGCAAGGGCAGAGCGAGATAACTACAATCAAAAACTAGTTCACGCAACACAGCAGCTTGATAGCTATGTGGCTGCATACGGAAACATTAAATCAAAGTAAATATGAAGAAATACAAAAATACAATAGTGATGATCCTGCTTGTTATCGCAGCAATTATCGCAGGTTACGGGTTCGCCTGCTTCATGGTTGAACATATTTTCCTTTCGCTCCTGATGCTCTTCTGTATCAGCTGCGCATTGGCAGTAAAGAAGGAGGTGTAGGAATGTCGGCATATAATTTCACACCAAAAGGAGCATTCTTCATCAACTACAAGGAGCCGGACAGGGAAACAGTAGACCATATCACTTCGCTCTATTACCTCATTATCGGTTCTCTCGCTACAATCACACAGACGGCAATCAAAGACTTGCACGACAATCTCAGCGAGAGGAAGGACCTGTTTAAGCATGAGCTTAAGTATCGCATAAAGGAGGCATTCTCCCGTTCTGAGACTCTTATAGGTATATTTAAGAAGTATACTACCGAGATTTCGCAGTACGAGCTCTGGCTTGATATTACAGACAGCATGGAGGAAGACCTGAAGATTGATATACAGAGACTCTTCTATACGACAGACAACATTCTTCTGAAGAACAACATCAAGGAACACAAGCTTCAGGCGTATGCATGCGTAGCCTACAACCTGTCAATCATGCTGCACGATATGTGTACGAAGTTTGATGACGTTATGAGCGAACGTGGCATCAGTTCCGGCAGCATAAGACCTTGCGGAGAATTCATACAGTCTATGTATGGTATGTATGCCTCGATGAGAGAGGTTGCCAGGATTCTCATACCGGACAAGGATGCTGAATACTTCAAGGAAGGCGGTCAGATTTACAGGGCTTTGCAGGTGGTTGCAATGAAGGTATGCAATCCGGAAAGAATAGACAATGCTGCTGACGAGGGGCTTAAACTTAATGGTGTTGATTATCATGGTGAAGAGCACCAGAATAACGCATTCCTTCCTTGGAACGGCATTCAGGTTAACTTCCTGGCACGCAACTTCGATAAAATGTCTGATGAAGAACTCGCTAAAGCTCTTGGGCGATCAGTTGGTGCAGTAAAGGCAAAAATGAGACAACTTAAACTAAAACGCAATAACGATTAGGAGGTGTAATTATGGAAGATTTGCCTGTAGGCGCAGAAGTCACATTAAAGGTGGTTGAGACCAAGGAAGCCGATTGTAGCGGTTGTTTCTTTGATGAAATTGCAAACTGTATCAATATAGACATGTGTAATCGAATCAAGTGCGCATCAAATGAGCGAAAAGACGGAAAGAATGTTCAATTCAAAAGAATAAAGTAATATGGCTACAGCAAATTTTGAAATTGGGAATAAAGAATTTGAGGTACGTTTCATACCTGAATCAGGTTATCCTCCAACAAAGAATGAACGTGGTTCTTCATTGGTTGAGTATGATGTAACGACATACAAAGATAATCAGCCAATGATGAAGAAGTTCAATCAGAAGAAACGAGTTTATTTCGACCTTGAAGGCAATGTTTATAAGGATAAGCATAGCAACAAGGTGTGGTTTAATCTTGATTACGAAAGGAGGTGAGCAATGATTAGAGACGGTGCAAAGATAATTTTAACACAAACTGGTGTATCACTTAAAGAAGCCTTGACTAAAGAAGTAGTTAAGGCACTCAATAAAGAAGCTTCCATCTATATGAATTATGAAATCCCAGAAGTAAAGCTTGGTGGCAATCCTCCTAGTGGCAAGGAAAATCGCAGAACTAGGAGAATGTTAGAACTTAGAAAAAGAAAGGGTAGATTATGATAGATGACAAAAAAATAGAAGCTGCTGCAAGAAGATACAGCGAAGTGACGGATTGTGATAAGCAAGAAGCCTTATTAATTGAAGAAGGCTTTAAAGAAGGTGCAAATTGGGCTATCAATGAGTTTCTGAAGGACTTGTTGCATCCTGCAAAAGATATACCAGAAGAAGAAAGACCTGTATTAGTTGTATATAAGCATGGAGGTTACAGTATTGAGTATTTTGAAGCATATAATATTAGCGGTCAGGTAAATTACTGGACATTAGATATTACTCAGTGGCTCTACGTGGATGAATTATTTCCAAAGGAAGGAGGTGAACATGATTAAGACAGTTATTATGTACTCTGTCGTTTGTGACAGATGTGGAAAAACATTCATTGATGAATTTAATGGCATTGGGGCTTGGTTGGACGAAGGAACTGCAAAAGAGCAAGCAATGGAAAGCGAATGGGCAGAGATAGGCGATAAGCACTACTGCCCAGACTGCTATGGGTTTGACGATGAGTTAGATGAGTATGTTCCTAAAAAAAGAAAGGAGTAAGAAAATGAAACAGAAATTATTAAGTATCAAATATAGGTTAGTTGCTTTGTGGTGGTTCTTAACAAGAAAGAACTACTACCTTCTGTCATACAATGGCAGAGTAGGTAAGACATTGGAAAGCACTAATATTGTAATTCCCGAGTTCATTGAATGGGTAAGAAAGAAGCATGGTGTGCCTACAAATCATGAGATAATCATGGAGTTGAAGAATATTGGTAACATCTGTAGAAGTACAGATATTCTTGCATATAATGAGATTAAGGCATTGATTGAAAAACTTGAAAAGTAAATAGTATGTTGTACGAAGCAAAACAGGGAAGTAAGGCTTATGAATACATTAAGAGTATTCTCGATGCAGAATTTGAAGAGCATCAAGCCTACATGAAAAGAGTAGAAGAAGCCGTAGGTTTCAAATTTGAAAAATATCAGGGCTATCAGCCTAACAGAACTCTCACAAGAGTGTACGAGATTACCGCTATATGGGTTCTTTCTGAGCGTTACGATACGTTAGATAAGAAGGTGTGGAAGAAGATAGACGGTGTAAAATTGGAGGACGGTTACTATGTAGCTATTGCGCCTAACAAGCGTAGTAAGCAAGGTAAGGAAATAGCAGCAGTACTTACATCATATAAATCCTTTACTCATCATTTCCAGATATTGAAGGAACTGAATATCGAAGTTCCGTACGTCAGCCGATTCTCCATCACCCAGCTTTTACGTCACAAAGACCGTATTTTCGTTTACTTTGATGATAGCATTAGAGCCGAAAAGCAAAATCCAGACTTCGTGGAAATCACGATAGGTGAATATGAAGATTTCGTTAATAAAAAGTACTAAGCTATGGATAAACTAGAATATATTCCAGGAGATTTGGTTATGACAAATGGAGTACCACTAGGTACAGCTAAAGATGTCGTTTACCGAGTAACATCATCAGACCCAACAAAGACTTTGGAGTTGGACGATGGAACAGTGCTGAAAGGTGTTGTATGCTTAGAGAACATCGAAGGTGCGGAATTTGGAGATAAAGGTTTTCTCTCAGGTGACTGCTGTGCTTGGGTTAAGGATATTGTTCCTATTAATCTTGTGCCCGCAATTTTGGAGAAGAATGGATGGGATAAATCCACAAGCTGGTTTTACGTTGGCAGTGAAAAGCGTGGCTATCAGTTTTCCAAGGAACTAGATGATAAATGGGACGAGCTTGATAGAATGACTTATGGCGACTTACAAATCAGTCAATGTGAAAATCTTAGAGATTGGAACTATATAAATGAATGTAATCACTATTTCCGTTTTGAATTTACCTATGTTCACGAACTCCAACATTTATTATATGCCCTGCATATAGATAGTAACTTAAAAATATAATGATATGCCAACAGGATTTACAGCACCAATATATGATGGTGAAGATATAACATTTGAGCAATTTGCAAATAGTTGCTTGCGTAACTTCGGTATCTACCTAAGATTTGAAGGAAAATATCCTAACCTTAGTAGATACGAAATTCCAGACAAGATATATCCTAGTGATTACTATAAAAAGAAATATGAAGAGGCAAAAGCAGAGTACGAAAAGCATCTTGCAGCCCCTAAGACAAAGGAAGAACTTGAAGCTGAGTATCTTTCTTATGTTAATGATGTAATCAAGGGAAATGAGGATAGATTGAAAGAGAATGAAGCTCTCAAAAACAGATACAATGCAATGCTATCCAAAGTTAGAAGATGGACTCCACCATCCAAAGAATACGAGGGTGTTAAGGACTTTATGGAAAGTCAATTAATTGATAGTTTAGATTTTGATTGCAGCCAAGTTTATGTGGAGAATATCATCCCTAAAGATAAGTGGATTCAAAAACAAACTAATCGCACTGATTTAATAGAGTCTATGAAGTATAATTTGGAGCAGTATAATAAATCTGTAGTTGCTGCCGAAAAGGATACTCAGTGGCTCAAAACATTTTCAGAAAGCATAAAGAACATAACAGAGTAACTAACCGTCCTTATAGGACATAAATATAAGTAATATGTTAAAAGCTATGTTAAGTCAGCCAATAGCTGGAAAGATAGACGAAAAAATCGTAAGCTGGCTGAATCAGCACATTTTTTTTGAAAGTGGGTACGATATTACTGAAGGACCATTCCCATTACCAGCAACTATTGGTGAGGGGTTTAGGTTTCAATCATTAGATATTTTCAATAAAAATGTGGTTGACTATGTTACAAAAGCCAGCCGTAAAAATGGTAAGCGTGTGTTACGTTTTAGGATTTCAACTTTTATCGGGTTATGTGGAGGAGCCTGTCATTATTTCTGTAAGGCATATTCAGCAATTTACAACACAGATGTCAATGATGCATCACATTATATCAGTGGATATATTACAGATGTAGATGGCAAGGCAATAGATATTCCAAGTGAATCTCGTTCCCTTGCATTTAATATTGGCGTTCCTTTGACGGAGGAAATGATACAAAGAGATATGGGGCATTATGAATACTCAAAAGTTGGCGATTGTGGCACAGCGTTACGTTCCAAAGATGACTTTTATGAAGTCATTGAAAAGCTAAAAGAAGTGTTTGATATGAAACAATGGAGTTTTGAAATTGATGAATAACATTAACTAGGTAAAACTATGAACAAAGAAATAAAACATTACACAGAAACAAAAGCAATTAAGGCAATGCCTATGACAATGGGAAGCCTACGAGCGCAAGCTTTTGAAATGGTGACAGAGTAACTAACCACACTCTCCCTTTTACAGTAGAGGGTAAAAAGAATAGAATTATGATTAAGACAGTTTCAGACCCTACTTTGATGTGTGAGGGATGTGTGTATGATGGTAAGTTTGAGTGTATTCAGCACGCATGTTGTGCAGACCCGAACAATCCCGTTAAGTACATTGAAGTAACAGAGTAACTAATAGCACTCTCCTTGGTAACAGGGAGAGGGTAAAAAGAAGAGAATATGGCAGAGATTATTTATTTTGGAACAAATGGGTGTTCCGGTCATTATCCTATTGGCATTGACAAAACGCTGACAGGGGCAGAGTATGAGATATGGCGCGAATGCGATAATGAAACTTGGATAAATAATATCCGAAAGAATCCTGGTCGCCACGTTATCAAACATCACGGAGAGGTTTATACTAATTATGGTGTTCCGTTCTCTGTAGATGATGAAAGAGGTGGCTCACATACCGAACTGTTTTGGAAAGGCATTCATACAGAAGAAGAAATTATCAACTTGATAAAGAATGATTCATTCTTATCAAAGCAGTTTAATCTAAAATAAGATAAGTAATGAGCAAAGAAAAAGCTATCGAGAAAATACAATATGCTGTAATGCAAGTAGCTTCTGTCTATGCCTGTTCTGCTATCTTTGATGAAAAAACAAAGGTAATAGAAGGCAGACAGAAAGAACTTGAAAAAGCGATTGTCAATTTGCATGATGCACTTAAAGAGTTGGAGGATTGAGAGTATGATGGAGATTGTAAAAAATAAAGAAGAGGTTAAATCTGTGATGAACATTATACAAGCATTCGCAGATGGTAAAACAATACAAGCAATAGACCCTTATGATGACGAGTGGGTCGATCAAACTGGACTTAATTTTAAAGCACTATTTGAGAGGCAATACCGCATAAAGCCAGAACAAAAGTACCGTCCATTCAAGGACGCAAAAGAGTGCTGGAATGAAATGCAAAAGCATCAGCCGTTTGGGTGGATAAAATGCAAAGAAGGTTATTTCAATATCGTTTATGTTAATGACCAATATGTAGGCTTGACAGATAAGGATGATAGCTCCATCCTGCTGGCTTCAAAAAATAGCTATCAAGACAACACCTTTTATGATGGCACTCCTTTCGGTGTAAAAGTGGAGGAATAGTTATGGCACTACCTAAAAATTATAGTATATGGCTTGCCGTTGATTATGATGGTATAGAAAAAGCTTTTTGGTATAAACCAAAAAGATGTGAGAAACATGGAGAATGGTGGGGTGATAAAATGGTTCTTCCGCATGGAAGCGTTAAGAAGCTCATCGGAAGAGAATTGTCTTGGAGCGATGAGCCGGTAGAACTTAAAGAAGAATAGCTTATGTATAGACCGATTACGATGTATCAGATTGTTTGCGATAGATGCGGAAAAGTATTTGGCGGTACAGATACTTGCTCCGCACTATTCAGAAACAAAGAAGTTGATATTGGCGACTACTCAGATTGGGAAATGATAGATGGCAAACACTATTGTCCCGATTGTTATGAAGTAGAGGTCATTGATGGAGTGTATAATGTTAAAGCAAAGGAGAAATAGGTATGGAAGTATTAAAAGACATAAGTCAGTTAACAAAAGGTTGCGGAGTGACATTTATTAAAAATGATAATTTCCACTTCTACGAGTACCTTATGGTACACCCTAATCGTGAAACCTATTATCTTTTTATAGATAATTGGACGCAAGACGTTGTACGAATACACATTGATGACCTCTTGTCAGGAGATTATTATGTTGGTAAGTACGACCGAATCTTCGTCATGGAGAAGAGAAAAAATTTCTTCAGACGAATGATAAAGAATTGTGATAAAAGAATTGAAGAACTTAAAAGTAAGTAGTTATGGCAAAACCTTACAGAATCAAGCATAAGGCTAGCGGGATGTACTACCAGCCTGCAAGAAATCATAGTAATCTTGGTAAAAATGGCAAGGTGTATATGGCAAACAACTCGCCATTACTAGCAAATTATGGATATGATTATATATCTATTAGTGTTAGAAAAGGCACTAAGGTACATAATATTCTAGAAAAGTTAATGCCCTTAAAAGGCGTAAAACGTTCTTATGGTGCAGAAGTTTGTTATCATGTTCCAAAGAGTGAATTTGAAAAAGAAGAATTATAGCGTATGAATATAGGAATTTTATATCTTTGTATGAGTTTTATCTACATCCTGCTTATTTGCTTGGATGGAGAAGATGTAAAACCGAAATGGAAACAATGGCTAGCTGACAAACTAGGCATCAAGCCAAAGATAGAGGTTAGATACATAAAGCCACAAGTCGTTAAGCTTCATTCAAGAGTTACAATGTCAAATTTTGAAATGCAATACTATTGCCGTGACAAATTTGGCATGGAGCAATTGAAGAGAAGAGCAATAGAAAGTTTGTATGATGAAATTCTTAAGGGAATGAAGGCAAATGGATTGGTTTCCATTTCGCAATATAAAGACATCTATACAAATAGCACAATTTATGAGGGGACATGTGAAATTTATAAAAACAAGTAGCTATGAAGAAGGAAATATTTGACTTCTCGGAGGCTCTGAGAAGAATGAAGGAAGGAAAGAAAGTGAGAAGGGTAATCTGGAAAGAATGTGGAGCTTATATCCATATTGTCTCTGAGACTATTGTGGCTGTATGCGATGGCAAATTCTTTCCTTGTGTTTTCAAAGATTCTGAGGATATTCTCGCAACAGATTGGGAGGAGGTGGAAAGATGAAAAAGAAAGTATTGACCCTCACAGTCAGCAAGCAATGGTTCGACATGATTGCTGACGGAAGAAAGGATGAAGAGTATCGGGAGATAAAGCCGTATTGGATTAAACGACTGACCACTAACTGCGAAGTAGCTTATGATGTGGCGGCAGAAACATATTGCGGAAAAGTGCTTTATCGCCCTTACACCCACGTCCTCTTCATCAATGGCTACCGCAAGGATAGTCCACGTATCGAAAAGGAGATTGAGAGTATCACCATCGGGAAGCCTAAAAAAGGCTTATGCCCCGACAAGTGGCTTGATACTGAGTTTTTTATCATTAAATTCAAGTAGCGTATGACAAACGAGGAATTTTTCAATGCTCATATAGGTGAGCCCGTTCTTTATAAAGGAAAGGATATTGGCGCATACGTAGCTGGGTATATTGAAGATAAGTATATCATCTTAGGATTTGATGATTATACAGGCTGCATTCTGTGCTTCACTTCAAAAGTGAAAAATCTTTGTGGCATATATCACTCATACCGATTCGCAAAATTGAAGTATTTGGAAGTGATAAAACATCAGTAATATGGAAAAAGAAGAAAGATGTTGTGGTAACTGCCTTTGGATGGGATGCGAAGACATCTTAGGCAATGGATGGTGCTACAAAAAAGATTGCGAAACATCTTGTGATAAGGTTTGCAAGAAACATGAATTTTAAAATTTAAATATCAAATGGAAAAGATTTTTAGACATTTCAAAGGAGGTTATTACAGATTTATTACTGAGGTCACTAATAGTGAAACTCAGGAGAAAGAAGTTGTTTATCAGGCTCTCTATGGAGAGTGCAAGGTTTGGACTCGCCCTGCCGATATGTTCTACGGAAAGGTGAATGTTGATGGCGTGGAGATTGATAGATTCACCGAGGTTGTTGGTGTGCCTGTCTTATTCAAAAAGACTAACGAGAACGCTATCATGCCATCCAAGGCGCATGACGATGACTTCTGCTATGACTGCTATGCTGTTTCAGAGGAAGAGATTGCGCCTAACGTATGGAAATATGGTCTAGGATTTTCGCTACAGATTGAAAACCGCAATAAGCCTGCTGATATTTCAAGATGCTTCACGCTCCGTCCTCGCTCTTCTGTATGGAAGACTGGCATGGTTCTCAGTAACTCAGAAGCAACCATTGATGATGGCTTTGTTGGCGAGATTTCGACTGTATTCTATCACGTTATGCCAAATATGCCGAGATACAAGGTTGGTGATAAAATCGTGCAATTCCACCTAGAAACAAGTGACAACATTATGTTTGTAGAGACGGATGAATTAAACAAAACAGAGCGTGGCGATAACGGCTACGGCTCTTCTGATAAAAAGTAATACATGAATATCACAGATGAACAGAAAACGTATATAAAGGAACACCCTTACGAATCTCCTTACGCAATGGCCAAGAGCTTCGGTTGCGCAGTACAGACTGTTTACTGGTGGCTACATAGGCTGCATGGGGATTCGTTCAAGGACGCAAGAAAAGAGCAAAGAGAGAAGATCAGGGAATCTGTCCGTAAGCTATATCCGGATTACTCTTCTTCCGAAATTTCCAAAGAGCTTGGGATAACAAAGTCATGTGTAACAAGCATAGCAAAGGCACTTGGCGTTACTCATACCCAGGAAACGGAAGAAAGACTTCGGTTGAAATGTGCACAGGCAATAATAAGACCGGAGATAATAGCTAAACGTTCTGAATCTCTAAAAAAGACGCTGAGGCTTGACAGGTACAGAGCAACGAATGGAATAAAACAGAAGACACGACGCAAGTTCAAGACCATTCCGAGCAGATGTCTCTGCGCAAGGAACTATCTCTGCAATAAATACAACTACTTCTACGACAAAGATTACGGAGAGCTGCTTACCGTGTTCTACGACAGCGAAACCAAAATGTTGACAGAAGAGCAGCAGAAACACTACGAGACGAAGTATGGTATCAAGTTCCTCCAGGGAGCTGAAGAATAATTTCTGTGCATTATCTATATGTTTAGGGGTGGCTACACATCGCGTGCGGTCACCCCTTTTTGTATTAAACAACCAACAAAAACATTAAAACAATGAAAAAATCTAAGAACGTTTCCTGTTTCTTATAATCAAATACCCTATAAAAACGACAACTCCTAGGATCAGTATCGCAAAAGATACTCTTCCGAGTCTAAGGAAGAATTTATCTGTTTTTGACAACTGTTTCTCTACATATACTTTATCTTTCGATATTTTACTTATCACTGAGATTAAGGAGTCACACTTGCTATGATATATCGCCGAGCTATCCTTGTATTCTTTAAGACTAGAAATACTATCTCTCAGTATCTGTACATCTTCCTGTGATATCTCGTGATATTCGTAGTGAAATTTATCCTCACCAACCTTGTTGCCGTTCGCATCGTACTTGGATGCTGTACTATCTTTGACATGTGTCTTCTCTTTAGTGGTAGACTTTACAGACTCTTTATGCGATGCTCTGTATAATTCCAGCTCCTTGACAAGCCTTGCGTTGAAGAGTGAATCCCACTTAGCCTCGTTACGTTTATCAGTGATGTATGTCTGTTTTTCTACCACACGCTCCTTGGTCTTGCACCTACAGATCATTGATAGAATCAGCATTGCTACTGCAATGGCAATTACAACCCTTGTTATTTTATCAATCAGTTTCATAAGCAAGTGAATTAATTCTGTTCAGCCAACCATTCTTGAACTTTTTGTTCTGTGGTCTTGTCTGACAGATACGGTCAATGAAATCTTTTCTTTCCTGCTTGATGTTATCAAACAGTTCCCGGCCATCTCTTGCGTTGACAGCTGCGATAGTCTTCGGCCCGACAATACCATCCACATCAACGCCAAGAACTCTCTGAGGAATCTTGATACCGTAGGCTCCGCTAGCCCATACCCAGTCGACGAGGATATTGGCTACGTTCTGGTCTTTAATATCATCAGCTTTCCACTTATCCCAGTAGTACTTCTTGAAGATTACACCCCATTGCACCCTGGTCATACGCTTTAAATCGTTCACCGTCTTCTTGCTGCCGAATACTGAGCGGTATGTAGCGAGAGTCACGCCCATATTAGTAGCTCCACCCAAATCATTCTTATCATTAACGAAGCCACCCTCCCACCTGAGAATGAATGGCTCAAGAATCTTATGGTTTGCCATTTTTGTTTTCCTCCTCTTTTTTATCAAACTCCTGATTCAATCTATCCAATATCGGTTTCCAATAGCTCGGCAATGCCTTCGCAAACTCAAACCTCAGAATGTAATAAATAACCCTGAATGCAACATTCTTAGGGTATGCCTTAATAAGGTTCTTGAACGCATTGCATATATACACATAGCAGAATATATACGTAAGCATCTTAATCACGAATAATGCTTCTGTATTGTCGTTGCAACTTACCATGATTCCATACATGACATACACAATAACAACATACAAGAGCATCTCTAAAAGTGCGTTCTTGAACTTTGATACAGAAAAATTCTTGCATCGTACAACACTCACACCGTCAGCTCGCATACCGCAGAAGATATTGAAGCCAAATGCGATAACCAACGCCAAGATGAATCCCTCTGTTGGCGTTGCAAAGGCAAGTATAGCTGAAAAAATAGTAACACCTATCTGCCGAATCTGTGATGAATCTAATAAATCTGTCATAATCTGTTATCCTGAATAATTAATAAAAATAAAGTTTCGGTCTCTTTCTGCAAAGATAGCAAAAAAAACCGAAACTTTATTCAGAATAACGAAAAACTTTAGACATTCAAGTCGTAGTATGGAAGTCTGCCACTTTCCAGGAAGGAAATACATTCATCGAAAATCTTTTGCTCGTAGTTGTACGTATTGATCTTCGGAAACCATTTCTTTATCTTTCCGTCGTTACGTTTAACCATTTCGCCCCAAAGAACGCACCAGTCTTCGAGATTGATGTTGTCGTTCTTGACCTCATGCCAATAGTCCTTGGCTACATCTTTAGTATGAAGCTGACCGATGAGACAAAGATGCATATCTGCCATCTCTTCGGTATAATGACACGCGCCAATCTCTCCCTGGACCTGCTTCATCATATCAAGCATTACGCTGTCATTCATTCCAACTTCGCAACAATCTGCCATGATCGTAACACAGTTCTTGATAGCCTGCATATCATTGCTAGCTATAATGTCTTCGAATACCTTTTTCATAACCGTATATTTTTGATGTTACTTCAGAAAATACTCTCTGATGTTGTATACACCATCCTTGTCTTTCAACAAATCGAGTGCAAGGCTGTGGGCATACTTAACCAGATGTTCTGTATCAATGTCCTTAACATCTTCCTTGCCGAGTATCTTAGCAATTGTGCATCCGTGGTCGCTTACAACCTGATTCATCGCAACGTACAAAGCGTAATCGTTGTAATAAGGTTTCTCTTCTGTTGCAAGTCCGAGACCGGTCATAGCATTGATCCATGTCTGCATATCCCAGGTTACTGGTGGATTCATACCGTTTGCAATCTCAGAAGCTTCCTTCTTGGTGAGATAGTTCTTCCATTTTATAGCGCAAAGTTTCTCAACGTACTCTTGCGCCAACTTTGGGTGCTTCGATGCCATATCTTGCATCATGCAACGCATCGTATCTCCAAATGTGTGCATATACTTAACGTTGGTTGATGAAGCCATCATACCGTACAGCTCATCAAACTTGCTCATAATCTCTTTTGCTTCCATATCTTCTTATATTTATGATTATTACTCTGCTGTTACCAGACTTTTCAACTCTTCAAAGTCATCCTTGGTGAAGCTAATACTCTTCTTGCTACCAAAGAGGATAGTCGTTATGATGTTGTCTGGTAAATCAATAGACAAAACACCGCCATCAATGCGACCTTTGATAAAACCAAGGTCAAACTCATAGTTGCTTATATTCTCCAACATCTGCATAAGGTCTGAGAATATTGTATCGGCATCTATGTTGCCGTCTTCATCAGCAATGAATAGGGTAGCGTTGTCAATGCTCTTGCCCCAACTATCCTTGTGTTTTGCGATGATGTTGTGCGATGCTCGCTTCATGTACACGGAAGGGATAGCCAATGCTGGGTTTTCCTTCACCATATCACTTATTCTTGCGTCTGCCCACAAATCAAGCGATGTAAGCAGTTTCTCTTTCAATTCTGTTACGTTCATTTCTTAGTTCCTCCCTTCTTTGTCCCTTGAACCATAGCGAGATACTCTTGCCACGTTTTATCACTATGATTTGTCATATAGTCGTTAAGCATAGCGGTTTTCTGCTCTTCCGCCTGTGCTACTTCTTTTCTCAGTCGTTGCATCAAAGACAAATGTTTCTTTAATGCCTCCTGTCCTTGCTGAGTACTCTCAATGCGAGGACGTATGATGCGCAATTCCTCGTCTTGCACTAGCTTAGACACATATTGCAAGCTATTGACGTACTCCTGATTTTGCATCAAGTACTGACGTTGTGCGCCTGTAAGATTGTCTTCAATCTTGTCGATTTCATCCCATAAAGGGGTGGAAGACTGCTGCGCCTGCATGTTGATAGATGCTCGCTTCTGTTGTATTGCCTCATACATCTTCTGTAGCTCGGCATCCATCATCTGCGGCTGCTGCTGACTTGTACCCATATCCAATAATGGGCTGTTTCCAAAATTCATCATAATCAATATCTTTAAGTTGGTGATATATTATAGAGAGGTGAGAGGGCATCCACCAACGAGGGCAAACACCCCTCACCAACTCATTTCTTTTTAGTCCGTCTAACCGACTTCCTTACTGCTCTGTTACGCTCCTGTAGTGGGCGTGGAAGGAGCAGTACCGTTACAGCAATAGCTGCCGTAGCCAGAAATTACTGGCGTAGATGGGAGTACCAACTGACCGCGCAAGCAGTTGCAGGTCTTCTCGTTAACGTAAGCCATCATAAGCTTCTCCTTGTAAGGAGTGAGGGCTTCCATCACGGCTACCTTCTTGTCGAGGTCATTATACTTTGCTTGCAACGCATCGTACTGGTCTCTCTGATTCTTGTACAAGCCGAAATCAGCATCAACCTGAGACTTGTAAAGACCGAACTCAGCCTGCATTGCACGGCGGTTCTCAGCGTTGATAGCATCTACCTGCGACTTGTAAAGACCGAATTTCTCGGCAACATCTGTCTCACGCATAGCATAGAACTTGTTAGCGGTGTCGAGCTTCATACCGAACATGTAGGTAAGCAACTTCACCTCATCATCGCATTCCTTCTCCATTACCTGCAAGGCAGTTGGCTGATTTGAACTTGCGTTAGCCCCATAGGCGTTGATGTTCACGTTCTCAGGCATATTGCTGCCACCGAGTGAACCAAACACACTGCGGTTGTTACCGCCAAGCAACCAAGCACCAGCACCGAGTGCTGTGCCGATGATACCAAGGGTAAGACCAGCATTACCTGTAGCCTTAGAAGCATAATCGTCATGCTTTTTCCCCTCTTCGTAGATTTTCTTTTCTACGACCTTTGCATCTGTCATCTCCATTTTTACAATCTTTTTAAGTTATCCTTAATATTAACTAACACTATTGTAACGTTACGGATGCAAAGGTACGAAGAATAGGGGAGAGCAAATATAACTCTATCACACTTTCTTTTAGTGGTTGATTATCAGTGATTTAAGGTGATAGGAGGTAATATCATAAATAACAAAAAAAAAGAGGCAATCACTTACCTCTCTTACTCTTAATGAAGTGCAGTATATCCCACTTCTTCCAATATCGGGTGTGCCCACGCTTCTTGCATTTTCCGTTCGGGATGTCACCCCTAGCGACCATCCTGTTCAACGTAGCATCAGAAACATGCAGTTTCTCCTTGACTTCCTCGGTAGATAGCATCGGGTTAAGCATATCGGGGATGATGTCGCACAATCTATCTAGGTCATCATCGCTCATTCCGCAAGCGGTGATGACCTCACCATTTCGCTGCTGCTCGTCAGCCTTAAAGCAAGCATCACTCAGCGACTTAAAAGCCGTTCCGAGCATCTTATAATTCAATATCTTTCCCATTATGCACAGATTTTACGTCCTAACTTTGACCTGCTGATAAACAAATCCACAAAAGAGTACAGATAGAATATTGCCGTTACTACCATGATAGTGTAGCATGAATCTACCATATCTTTGGTGGTGTACCAGCTCCATTCCACAATGTGAGCCGCATTGATGCTTGCAAAGTAGAAGAATGGAATGCGGTATCTCCAACACAAGAAGAAAAATCGGCTTGCTAATATCAAAACCATTGGCAGGACGTACACCATAAAATATATGTAGAGATAGCAAGTTGCATTCTCCGCATAAGGGATGAACATTTCACGAGGATGCTGAGAGAATTCATAAATGCCGTATGCGTGAAAGCACATAAGCGTGATAGGAACGTACTTACAAAACCATCTGAAAAATTTCAGAATCCTTCTACTATACCGATTACCATGTCTCATCAGCAAATCCATAACCTCACTGACATCTTTGTCTTTCAACCACTTTAATAGGTTGTCTTCGTCTTCTTTATTCATAAGCGTTGATTTAAATTAAATGATGTTGCAAAGATACTCTTTTTTGCACAAAATCATCGGAAATGAGAATATTTTTGTGTTAAACTTTATAAAAAGTAACAATCTGAAAGTAGATGGCTACAAAAATAGCGTTAGAACGGTTTCCTTACCAAATTCTAACGCTATTAGTGTTTATCCTATCACAACCTCAAGGCTCTCCATATCAGCGAACTTCAAGCCGCAATCCTTAGCAGCCTTGAAAATCTCTTTCTCTTCAACTTCCTCGATGGCTACCTCTACCTCGGCATTGGCAAGGTCTGAGAAGTACTTCTCTGTCTTCTGCTTCTGATTAAAGAAGTACTGGTTGACCTCCGCAAACTTGGCTGAATCGTCCTTGTTATATTCGTAGCCCTCATCGGCGTGCTTCTGCTCTAGCTGCTGGCACTCCTGAAGCTTGCGCTGCATCTCCTCGAACTTATCGTCCTTCATGCTCTCCTGTGCTTCCTCCACATCCTTGTCGTAGGTATCGGCTACGTGGCGCAGAGCCTTCATATTCTTCCAAACTCGCATGGCGGCATCATCACTCATTGATGATGTCTTCAATGCCTTCAATGTTCTGTAGGCTGCAACAGCCTCGATTGTCTTAATCTTTTTCATAATTGTTTCTTTATTTTTATGTTATACAATATTCTTCGCCAGATTGCCATAGCAGAATACCTTTCCTATTAACAGTGCAAAGTTAAGAAAATAATTCCGAATAGCAATGCAGGAGGAGCAAAATTTACGAATTTTAAAAATCAGCTTCCCCACGTTGGATAATCACTAGGTCGCAATGTGTCTGCTTTCTCGGTGAGAACGTAAACCACAAATACGTTTCTAGCACATTTATTATATTAAGAACATCTACGTTTTAATTCATAATATAACTACCTCCTGGAGGAACTTGTTTCCATCCACCATCTATATTAATTTCAAAAGATAATTGACATCTTTGTCCATAATAACCTCCTTCATAAATATTATCAAATCTTATATATGTTTCAACATAATCTGTTCTATCACCTTTAGGAATAGTTACAGAACCTGTATCTTGACCAGAGCTATTAGACACATAACCTCTTCCGTATGTTGTCTTATTATTACCATACGTACAAACGCTTCTAAATATACCATCATTAACTGTAAATGTAGCATCAGGAAGTTTATATATTCTTGCTTTACAAATACAACTACCACCAACTAATTGTCTCAATGATGAGAAATCAACAAAACCACTAGAACCACTTTTAATACTTTCCATATTAATTTGTCTAGGATAATATTTAAAACTAATAGCACCCGGAGGAGATATAAAAATTATTTTTGTATTATCATATAAAGTTGCATTACGAGTATATGCTAAAAAAGGTACAATAGTAACATCTTTATCATTACCTACATCAAAAGTTATTTCTCTACTTGCATATATAAAATCTGTTGGTTTTTCGCAATTACCAACATAATAATTTTTATAAATCTTATCAGTATTATTATATGGTGAATCATAACAAATTTGAATCCAAAAAGACCAAGCTAAATACAAATCGGTAATTATATCTTCCATAGTAACATTTGTATTATCATCCACATTTGTATTCTTATATAGAACACAATTAAATTTAGGAGTTGAAGAATAATAAACTTCAACATTAAATAACGTAGGAATAGAAGATTGGAACATATTACTTATTGCTTTACTATTATAGTTTCTAAAATCACCTAATCTATAAGGAGAATTAGCACCACCTTTTGGAAAATGTTTTCCTGAAGCATATACAGTATGCGAATTAGTACTTGCATCTTTATCAATACCTCTAACTCCATATACATTATCAATATAAAGTTCTTTACATGCTTCAATAGCAAAACCTTCTCCACCATAATTATAACGTAAGTTCTTATAAGTATCCATAGGTATATTCATACCACAACGAACAACACAAGTATATTTATTATATGAAGATGTTACTATTTCCTCAGAGTCTTCTCTAATAGGATATTCTTTAAATTCACCTTTACAACTAATAGGTTTATACTTACTCCATATATTTATATTTTCACTCTTACAAAGAGTAGCAAGGTTATTGCTACTCTCTCCAAGAGCTCGTTTAACATCATCAATGCTAACAGGAGCACTAATAATTCCGTTTTCACTATTGTAAGACATAATCTTTATTTTTTAAATATTCAACTTCAGTTCCTTATTCTGTTACAACTTCTTTAGTAACAACTCGCTCTACTGTTACATTGAACACTAGGCAAGGCAGCTCTATAAGAGCCACCCTGCGTTAATACTCACGATACTTACTCTGCTGCCTCGCTTGCCATATTAGCGGCGATAGCGGAATTAACCTCCTTAATCAATGCTGATACCTCACTGAGCTTGCTCTGAGGAACACCGCTGATGTTGTAGGTCAGTTCGCTGCCGTTGGAGCTAGCGTTGGCATTGCCGAGATAATTACCATTTGGGTCACCATAGATACTCATATTGATGCTCTCGATGTTACCACCCGTCTTGTCAACATTGTAGGTAATTTCTACTCGATAACCGCCCTTGGTATAAGTGGCAGTTGTCTGTTCACTCTTCTTGTTAATCTTTAAATTCTCCATTTTCTAATCTAATTTAATGAATTAATATTCTTGTTATCTAATCTCTTCTTGTTGCAGTCTTCCTTATCTCCACTCAATCGCAGAACCTCTGATTCAAGGAAGACCACCCGAGCCTTCAACCTGCTGACCTCATCGCCCACCTGCTCGATAGCACCGAATGCCGTTGCAATCAGCTTCGGAGACCAGTAGTTAATCTTGTAGTAGCCCTTCTCGTCAGTCTCCACGATGTCCTTTAAGTGAGGGTTGCACAAGACGTGTTGGGCAATCCAACCGATAGACCTTGTGTTGTCCTTCTTCCAAGCAAAGCCGAATGTGCCACCCATTGCCTTGATGATGCCCAAGTAGTCCAGCTTCCGCAAATCCTGCTTCAAGCGGATGTCAGAAGATTGATAAGCTGTTACTCCACCTTTAGCAAGAATGCTATTAGGGAAGTAAGTATTCATGTAAGGGTCATAATCATATATATGACCAGTAGTACTAATTGTATATCTGTCATTGTTATAAATATATTTAGTTAAAGCTAAAGCTCTAATTTTAGCAACAATACCATTACGTAAATTAGTATTATTGCTAGGATGACTAAATACTAATCTTACATAACGATATGTATCATTACCAACATTTACACCTAAAGGACCAACACAAATATCACATTTGTGTGACCATCCAGATATTATTTTAGAAACATATTCTTTATAACCACCAGTACTACTTCCAAAGTATACTTGACATTTTATATCAACTCCATTATTTACATCAACACTTATCCAACTAAGTTCTTGATATGTTTCATCAGGAATCTTAACAGTAACTCTAAGTTGATTTTTCTTTATTTGAGCAAGTTTATCAGCATTAGTATCACCAAGCATATTATTAGACCCTAAAAAATAATTAAATACCCTAGCGTTATCATTTACAAGATTAAATCTATTTTCTGGATTACCAGGATATGTATTCCAACTAGCACCGTTATCCATTGAATATTCTACTTGTATATTATCCTGAGGAATACCGTTAAACATATTAGTAACATTAGCAGCAATACTACCATCCCAATTATTTACTTTAGTACCAAAAGCGTTTACGTCAGCAGTAGTAGCATTTATAGCTTTAGCTGTTATTAAACCGTTAACTGATAAATTACCAGCAATAATAGCATTGTTACTAACACTAATACTATTACAACTAATAACATCAGTAACAGTAAGACTTTTAAACGTAGCACTACCATATTGTGTTATGTTCCAATAACTACTATTTACTTGACTACACATGTCTTGAACATAAACCCAACCAGAATTATTAGCGTTACCTATATATAAACTACCACTACCTCCAATTCTAGCTGCAGCATCAGGAGTTATAGTTGTAATACCTGGAAATTTAAGTGTACCATCACTTTGTGGCTTTATAGCAGTAAACGCAGAACCATCAGCTATACCAAGATAAATAGTTTTATTAGAATGAGTATATTTAAGACCTGCCCATCTATCAATATTCCAATCAGTTTCACCAAAACGAATAGCATTACCTGTATTAAATACTATTTGACCTGCAAAGCCACTAATCCAAGCAGGGTCATCAGAATCGCTTAGTATTATAGCTTTATCTTTAAAAATAGTTCTAATACTAGCAGTGGAATAAATATCACCAGCAACATGAAGTTTATAAGCAGGAGTATTAGTACCAATACCTACATTTAAATTAGTATCTATACATAATCCCTGTCCAAATCCACTATTATTTGCTCCTAATTCTAATTTTCGTCCAGACCTAGCCCCTAACCAATGAGTGTAAATATATCTACTAGCAGCAGCATTAGAGCCTATGTCATAACTATCATCTACCTTAAAATGTATATTACCAACTTCTGATAAAGAACCACTTACATTACCAGTTCCATCAAAACTTTGCCCCCAAATACTTCTTGCTGTTGCAAGTTTGGTTGCAGAAGCAACATTTATATTATGTATATCAGTACCATTAAGAAGTAATGTGCCAAAATCCAATCTTAAAGTATTGGCTGTTTTAATAGTCATACCAAAGTAATCAGTAATAGTAGTACTATATGCTCCAGTATTTGGATACCTATGGTCAAATCCATACCAAGGATGTTTATTAGTACCATCACTCCAAACATCATTCCAATTAGATGCCCAATTTATATTACCATCAAAAGTTCTACCACTAGTAGCATGATAACCATCAACAGTATCGGCATTTCCAGCACTACTAGCATAATTAACACTAATGTTCGATATGCTTTTGGTAGTTCCACCAACTGTTATACTAATTCCCTTATCAGAATTAGATAGAGCAGTAAGAAGTCCGTTAGCATGAACACCATCAACCTTGTCTGCATTTCCTGCACTTGTAGCATAAGCACAACTTCCACTAGAAGTAATATAACCATTATCATTGGTAAACTGGCTCACCTTCGTTGGTCTTCCGCTCACATTACTCCACGCTACAGAACTGGCACTTCCTGCACTGCTTGCATAGTTAACAGACAAGCTAGATATAGCCTTGTGTCCACCACCACCAAGCAGTACATAACTGTCGCTCGAATTATCCTTCTTGAATCCAGCTCCGTTCCAATATCCAGATGTATCAAAAGAACCAGCTTTGCGTGAGTTCCACCCATTTTGTAAATTTGAGAAGAAATCTATCGCAGCATCATTGGCAACAATCATATACTCATTGCCGCCACTCGTATGTTGACTTAGAACAGCGTTTGCCGATTCTCCTCCGCCAATAATAGTAAGTCCACCACCACCGATACATATACCATTGCCATACGTATCGGCATTGTTGTCCACAAACGTTATCATATCATAAGTACTCTTAGAACCCTTGTAGCGGATATTACCAGTCATAGCTCCACCACTAAGCTTGAGGTATGTGTTAGCAGCATCAGTAGACTTCAAATAAGCACTAAGACTTTGGTGACTGGTGAGGAACGTGCTACCTTTAGTAAATGTAATACCCTTTCCGCTTTTAGATACAGACGTGATAGCATTCCCACTTCCACTTACAGATATTGCATTAACGTAACCATCAAGTGACTGATGACTAGTTAAGAACGTACTACCTTTAACTACGCTGATAGTAGTACCATTCTTGGTGACAGACGTAACCGCATTACCGCTACCGCTGACAGAAATAGCAGTAGCACTACCACCTTCCAAGCTAGAGATACGAGAATCAAGAGCCTTGATGGAGTAGGCAGAGGCAATCTCACTCAGCGATTCTGATGTAAGCTTCAAGGCATTTGAATAACTCTTCACACTGCCGTTCAAGCCGCCACCACTGGATGATGATGTTCCCACGCCATAGGCAGAAACACCGCCACTAGTATAGAGGTTTGCCACCTCGTTAGTCGTAGTGTTCGTAATCTTCAACGCCTTATTGGTTGCATCATACTCCATCTTTATGTTGCCGATGGAGATATACTTTCCGTTAGGCACGATGATGCTTCCATTAATATCAGAAGTACCATTGAATGAATTTCCCCAAAACTTGCGAGCATTCGTGAGCTGGAGTGCCTTCTTCGCAGAGCCATTAGTGAAGTAGCCCTGCAAGGTGGTGATATTCGTCTTATTGGTGGATATGCCCGAAGCGTTTACCCCTTCTGCTTTTTTCGCTCTTGTCACCTCATCAGAAATTGACTTATTGATTCCGTCAACAATACCGCTAAGAGTGTCTGTCTGCGCAATATTGGCGAGGAAGCTCACCACCTCGTTCCACTTATTGATAATGCCATCCGCAGTCTCCTCGTCAGTAGTCATAAGGGCGTACCAATCATAGGCGCTATCCCAATGAGTTACCTTCGCAGATGAAATGCCGTCCAACACAGACTTATTGCTATGAGTATGCTTTGCTGATACCGCACCATCCCAAGCCGTCTGCTTTGTCGTTGTTGGAATTGAATATCCAGAAGCAAAAGTAACAGCAAATGTGCCGCTTGTTGTGATGGTCTTTGTTGCGCACGCCAAACCTGTAGGGAGGGTAAGAGCCACTGATGTAACAGTACCCTTATTGGTAGTATAGCCCTTTGCATCAATCTCCGCTTTGGTATAATAGCTTGCGAGAGACTGATGAGCAGTCAGATACCCAGCATCGTTGGTAAGCTGGCTTACCTTCGTGATGCGGTCAGTGATTTCTGTCCACTTATGGGTATGCGCACTAGGTGCGAACGTTGATGGTTTACCCGTGATGTTATTCCATGAGAGATTCAGACCACCAAGCTCTGTAGCTATATTGTCAATTCGACTGCTGAGAGCCTTGATAGCATAGGCATTCGGAATACTCGTCAAGTCTGCATCCGTATAGCTTCCTTCTAAGATTCTCGCATAGCTGATTACGCTTGCAATCAAGCCGCCACCACCGCCCGTGGTAGATGCTCCTGCTCCGTATGCCGTGATACCGCCTGTGGCATAGAAGTTAGCCGCTTCCTTTCCGGCAGCGTCCTTGGATAGTCGAAGGGCATTGTTGGCACTATCATACGATAGATAGATTCCACCAATTTTCAAGCTACCTTCGGTTGTCACGTTACCCGATACGTCAAGATGAGTGAAAGGCTTCTGTGGGTCGATAGATAATACGTTTGCCAGCTTTGTTGTGTCGGTCGTTCCGCTCTTCCATACAGGTGCGAAGAGAGCAAGCTGTACACCAACATTATTCTTGTTGATAATGAAAGATGTCGGGTCTGCGTGCAAAGTACCGTCTGCGTCCCACCAAAGGTTTCCATTTGCGAAATAGCCAGTTCCGTCAAAGCGTAGGAGGGACTTGGCAGCAATTTTCTTCTCTTCCTCTGTTGTCGTGGAGGCTTGCTTGTCGATAGCCTTTCCACCTAACCAAAGGGCGATGCCATTCTCCTTCGTGTCCGCTCCATTGATACCTGCGGTAACATTTCCCTTATCGTTACGTAAGGCTATCAATGTAGAGAGGATAAGACCACCCTTGACTACTGTGTCTCCATCAACAAGAGCAGCCTTGATGTATTCAAGACCTGCCATATTGGTGATGAGCTTAGTATTGAGACCATCAAACAGATTAGACGTGATATAGTTGTTCGCCACACCCAGCTTGTCGTAGAAAGCCTTATAAGCATTCGTGAAGTTGGTATACTTCTGAGCCGCAGCCGCCTTGATGGTAGCCTTTCCATTTGAATCAGAAGCGTTGTATCTGCTTACGATGTCAGAAAGATAGGTAATGAGTTCATTTTTTGCGCTATCGAGTGTAGCCTTAGCTGAAACCAAATCCGTTTTATAGGTCGTTTCTTTACCATCCTTATCCAACAAGAACTTAGAGCCAACAACATTATTATACGACTCAACGGCTGCATTATAATCGTCCTCCAAACGCTTGCTATCCTGGGCAATAGCCGCAATCTCCGAGCTATCCAAGTAGCCATCAGAGGTAAAAACATCGAAAGCCTTCTTATTGTTAGATACGGTCGTTCCGAGGGTAATCAAATTAGTTTGCGTGTTCTTAATCTCTGCTTGCGCCTTCTCAGCAGCTTTCTTTGCTTCCTCTGCCTTCGTGTCATCGGTATACTTGCTAGCCAATTTCCAATCGGCAATATCAAACTCTTCACCTTCTGCCTTGGAGGTGGAACACTTCAAGATTTCATTCTTGTAGGTACTGCCGTCAGAAGGATAAGTGGCATTGACCCACATATCATTCACGTCGTATGGTGGAACTGGCTGAGAGCCGAAGATACGTCTCTTTGATTTTGCATCTTTGAGTGCTTGGCTTGAATCTTCGATTGCCTTGGTCAGTTCCGTGTCTGTGATGATAATCCACTTATAGGTAGAGCCATCCTTGGCAAAGCGGTATGCCTTGCCCGTCTTGTTGTCATAGTAGAGGTCTCCCAAGTGGGTTTTCTTATCCTTGTCGGTAGTCCACCCAATGGCAGGTGCGTTGGATAGGGTAGGAACACCGTCATAGAACCAAGTCTCAATAGCTCCGTCTATCTGGTTTTGAAGGTCGGTAATCGTCTCCGATTTCTTGATAATGGTCTCAACGGCATTCTTATCCAAGCTCTTCTCGGTGATGTACTTATCCAAGGTCTTTCCATCGTAGGTGGACTTAATATCCAAGTCTCCCTTGATGGTTACTTTCTTCTTGTCGCTATCATACTTGACGTAGGAATCACCCTCGTAATTATTGGCACTAGTAGGTCGGTCTCCGAAGTACATATCTCCGTAGACGTGGAAGAAAGCCTTGTTCGTGGAATGGTTCACGCCATAGTTCACATACTCCTTGTTATTAAATGTGTAGCCGTCAACTCCGTGATAGAGCGTTATGCAAGGGGAATAGGTGTCAACGGCAGAGAATACCAAGCAACTTTGCCTTGTGATGTCCGTTCTATTACCGCACTGATTCAGAATGTCATCAACCATAGGCTCATCGCTGGCTGCGTCCTTGTCGATGTCCGATAAATCCACATAATGATATTTCTTGCCATCTATCTCCACTGCCTCGGAAGACACACCGATGACTAGCCTCCAATAGTAATGGTTGCCTACGTTATGATACTTTCCTGCCGTAAGATTGAAGCTCTTGCTCCTTGCTTGGTCTCCAACCTTCCATTTATTCTCCACCTTTGAGCCATCTTGCTCACCAAGGAAGTAGCATCTGTAAGCCTTCTGACTAACACCATCATAGGTAATATTCACCTCCTCAACCTTCAATATTCGGTTACTGCCTACTGGGGTGATGAACAATTCACCACCCAATGTGTCTGTATGCAATATTTCCAAGGTCTCGAAGATTGCTTTCATTCTGACTTTTAGATAATCTGTGGTTAGATGGGTGTTATCTAGTTCGTCAAGAGTCCAATCCCCGTTCGCCCCGACCTTCATTCCCTTCAAGAACTTCTGGAGCTTTTCCCAAGTGATAGTGCCTTTTGCGGTGTCATCGTTTATCTTTGAGATGAAGTGCTTACTTCCCTCTGTCGCAACCTGATTCTTGACCTGTGTAGTTGTCAAGCCTGCACCTGTTCCGCCATTTCCACTTTGGAGCGACGATATCTGTTGCTGAATTTTCTGGATAGTTCCAACCTCCTTATCCTCGCGAAGAGTTATATCGTAGGTAGGAATCTTACCATCTTCTTCCTTGATTGTGAGCTGATCTATGGATATTACACCGCCAATTCTGAGGTCAGTATCCTCAAACTCCATCAAGTCTCCGGCTTTGAGCGTATCATGAAGACTCTTGATAACTCCTGTAGTATCCTTTTCAGCAAGATCATGCTGTCTTGCCATGAAAATCTCATCAACCTTAGGCTGATAGACGTACCTTGTGTAGTCGTTCTTGTCAATGAATGCTATGGCGTATTTAAGGAGCTTCAGAGACGCAGCATTGACATACGAATCAGGAAGTGTGATGCCGGTAAGAACGAAATGGTCGCCATTCTTGATAGGGTAGTCCTTGTATGGGAACCACAGCTCAAGAGCGTCGTCCTTTACTCTTTCAATAGTAAGCCTCCATCTTCCATCAATCTTGGTTGAGGATGCTACCTTGAATGTTCGTCCGCCACACATACCATCCTTCATCGAGATGGAGAAGTCGTCATCCTTTAAGTCGTTGATATCAAAGTCGATAGCCTTTTTAAGATAGATATCAACATTCTTTACGGTTTCATTATCGCCAAATCTTCCGTCATCATCAGGAGCCACGCCCTCATCAATCTCATCAACACGTACGCCACCGATTTCCATCTCCTCGATAGTAGGGTAGATTTCAATAACTCCATTTGTCTTATCATCTGTTTCAAAGAACTGCGATGCAGAACGAAGGCCAATCTGCTCGATGTTGATAGAATCGATGTATGGCCTGTGCGGATCTGTGGAGAATTTATGCTGTCTCCCGGTAGGATTCACGTACTTCTTCTCTTCATTCGTGAGTGAGTTATAGAAATCGCTCAGCGATACATGAGGGAATCCAGGCAACATAAGTCTATTGATGGACATGTTGTTCGGAAGATTCTTTGCATACTCCTTCATAGATGAAGGAACAGCCTTCTTGTTGAGACCGGACGTGATATACATCTTTTTATTTCCGGCCTTGACCTGCGCAATAAACGCATCAAGCTTCTCCTTTGATTCCTCATCTCCGGTGTCAGTCTGTGTTCCCTTCAGCTCAGAATAGAATCTACATTTTTTAGAGTCGTATGTCTGTGTTACATAACCGGTAATCTCAGTCTTGAAATCAAATGTAACCTTAAGTACCCAACCGAAAGACTGTTCGCCAGTTTCTCCAGAAACAATATACTTTCTCGGATTCTTGAAATATGTCTCTATATAATCGAGGTCCAGTTCAAGTGTAACATTCGTGCTGGCCCCGACGACTTTCGTGATGTTCGCCACGTACTTGACACCTAGGTCCGCATAGTAGTGAGAAGGAAGATTCTTCTCGGAACCATAAGCTCTCAATCTCGTAACGACACTCTGATCGGAATCAGCGTTCTGAACAATCTCATAGAGTCCATTGCCGAGTCCGTACTTGAAGATATGATTAGCCTGTATTCCGGTAGTACCGACATAGATGTTTCTTCCTCTGACGATGAAGTTTATGTCCCACTTCTCGTTCACAAGCGCAAGGGCTTGCCAACAGGTCTGCGAATCCACTGTAATGGACATCGATTCGATGACGTTATCGTCGGTTTTCTCACCATAAACCGACAACCACTCACTTTCAAGGGCTCCACGCTGAACGGAACGGTCCTTGTTTCGGGAGTAAATCTTCCAAAGACCTGCACCAATCTGCTCGTTTAAGCATGCCTGGATTCTGTCTAGCAAATCATCCAAAGTCTGTACATAGAATGGGAATTTCGGCAGGGCAGTGTAGTGAAGCTCGTTATCGTTCAATACCACATCGAGGAACTCTGCCCTGGCAAGCTCATCCTGCAATGCATTGAACTTTACGCTGTCATATACGAAGCCCTCACCGTAGGTGTCAGGTCTTGCCTGCTTATCTTTGCCCGGCTCGTAGTTGAGCTCGAATCGCTCGCCACGATAGACAATATAGTCGCCTATCTGAAAGTTGATAGGCACTTCATGCTTGAAGTTGATAGTCAAAAAGCACTCACCCATCCAGGAATCAGAGTACTCCAATCCATGAACGGTTATCTGCTCTCCGTTAACGTCTGTCAGCTTCGAGCCATCCTTATGATAAATATTCCAAGCGCTCATCTGTATGCTATACTAAATTTGAAATATTGCCCTGTGTATCCTTAATCGGCTTAATATCAGTAACAGGGTCGTTAAACTTGAAAGTAATAGAGAGGACTAGCAAGTCCTCGTTATCCGGATCCCTATATAGGTTTGGATCAATATCCTTAAGTCTTACATGCTGTCTTCCGATTCTATTGAAGTCGCAATACATCTTCATCATGCCTGACTTGCGGATGTAATCAATAAAAGCCTTACATTTCTCGTTAGCGCCGAAAGCCTCGCCGTAGAACATAAACTTAACCTTATTCTCGTAGGCTGCCATATAAAGTCCATCCTTTCCGATATATTCGTCATCACCATGCTCATCGTGCCACTCCCTTTTCGGTGGTTCCTTGACAGAATCACAAGGCTTGAACGGACTCTCGCTAACGTACATACCGAAGTCGGCGATGGAGTCCTTCACCTCGTTCCCATCGCCTTCCTTCTGCATGTATATCCTGAAATAATCTTTCATACCTTAAATCAACTTTTTACAATTGCAAATATACAAAATATTGCATAAATATGCAAGTGATATTCGATTAAAAATGTATAAATATACAAAAGAGGGCACAGTTATAAGTCCGCGCCCCCGATTATTACTTCATCTTCAATGATTTTGTTCCGTTAAGAACTCTATTGAAGTTGTCGTTATACTCAACGAATATACTTTCAATCCTCTCGGCCGCATCCGCATTGCGTAACGTATTTCGAGCAATCGTATTAAGCTGAGACAACTGCGACTTCGCAATCTCGCTCATCTCCGGATAATACTTAGCTTGTTCTGCTCTCATGACAGAGCAATCGAGCCTAATTGCGTTGAGGTATGAGGCAATCAAGTCTCCTGTTTCCTCCGTAATACTCTTAATGGAATTTCTAGAAGAAGAACTGCTATTATCTGACCATCCGTAAGTTTTCTTAAGGTAATCTCTCGTTGCCTCGATTTGCTTTGAGAGTTCATCTGTGCTGTTCTTTACGTCGGCATACTCGGCTCCTGTGTATTCTGAAATAACATTTCCGTTGGAATCCTTAATCTTGTCATCATTCTCTGCGTACCCCTGAGTCTTCTTCAGAAGGGCCTTGATTTTGTCTCCATATGTATTCTCAATCATGGAGTTCAAGATGGCGTCCTTTAATTTTCCTTCAAAGCCATCCACCAAGTCTTCATACCCATTGGCCATAGTTGACATTGCGTCGCCCCAGGAAGACACCAAGTCAGAGAACTTGTTACCGGTCAGTTTCTCTGTAAGAGCCTCAATTATGTCATCGGCCTTCTCGCCATACTGAATGAGCTTTTCCAGGTAATCTCTGAAATCTGAGTCCATGTTAGCCCAAAGGCCAGTGTAATCCTTCTTAATCTTCGACAATGTATCAGCGTTCATGTTGAGCATGTCTTCCATTCCGTTGAACTGGACTCCGTACTTCGAAGAGATTTCTCCGGCAACATCACGCCAGTTCTGACCATTGTACTTATAGGAACCCTTCCACATTCTATATTTGATAGAGTGGGAGCCAGCTGACGCACCGGCATTGAGCCTCTTCTGCGCGATAACCTTAGTCTGCTCAATCTCCGCCTTAAGCATTTCCTGGGCTTCCTTGGATGCCTCTGTAGCCTCTGTACCCCAATGGATGTTCATGTACTCAGTCTTCTTGGAGATGAGAGAATCCCAAATTGAGGTCAGGTTGTCGTACTCAGCCTTCGCCTTGTTGTAGCTGCTGTAGTCTGCACCGAACGCCTTGATGAGCGAGCCGCCAATGCTCAACGCTGCGGAAGCGGCTGCTGCGTATGGACCAGCACCTTTGAGGAACCCGAGACCCTTCATTTTGCCGAGGGTATCAAAAGCCCCGGCTGTACTTGCTGCCGAAGAGAATGCGCCTGATGCTCCACCTACAATTTGGCCAAGGATTGAATCCTCTTCGCCCATAGCCTTGAATAGATTGATTACCGGGTCAAGAACCGTGCTGAGCGCCTGTATCTTCGTCGCAAGTTCAGAAATGGCCTTAGACGAGTCTGCGTATGCTGACTGCTGATCATTCTTCAGGCTCGCCTTGGTTCTTACGCCGCCAGCGATTCCGAGTCTCGAAGCCTCCTCCTTGCTGACGAATATCTTCGCGGTATCATCCATGCCGCCAAGACGCTCATTTATGAACTTTCCGATAGCCTTACCGCGATTCACCCCTCCGAAGATGAAGCCGAACGGGTTTCTGCTAATCTGCTCATTTCTGAGCTTATCCAAAGCGTCCCTCAACTGTTTGATAGATTCTACAGACAAACCGGTAGTCATTGAGAACTGGTCAATCTTCTCAATCATTGAGTCGATTGTAGCGGAAGAAACCCTATCGAGGTCATCAAAGATAGCAACCCAATCAGATTCCTGCTTGAACTGCTCGAACTGAAGCTTTGCCACATTCTCGTTGTGAGTTTTTGTGGCTCCGGCCTTGGCTCTATCTCTCATCTTCGGGTCTTCGATGCCCTTGATGAGCTCAAGCTGTCTCTCGTATTTGCGGTTTTCATCCTCAATCTGTTGTGCGATGGTTGCATTCTTTTCAATAAGACTAGCCATCAGGTCGATGGTCTCCTTCTTGATCTTGTTGTTCTCATCTTCCAGTTTCTTGCGGATATCGTAAACACGAGTCTCCTCGCCATACTTATCCTTGACATTTTCAAGACTCATTCCCTTAACCTCGTCCGTAGTCAAGTTAAGGCCGGACTGAATGTTGTCGTGCTTTACCGCAATATCGAGCTGCTCCTCCAGGAACCTCTTGTATGTATCAAACTGAACAGTTCCTCCGAAAGCTATGTTCTCTGAACCCTTCTTGTTTCCTGTCAGCTCATATATCTTCTTGTATGTCTCATACTGCTCAGATATAGTATCAAGCTGCTTATTGAGTACATTCAGTTCGTCTCTGCGCTGGTCTTCGAGAAGTTTTCGGTTTTCAGTTTGAATGCCAGCCTTCTCGTTTGCAGCATAGTCCAATCTCTCCCTTGTTGAGGCCGGGAGAGTCTTCAAGAGTTCTTTGATAGAGGTCTCATAATTGGTGTAGTCGGAGATAGGGAACCTCTTTTTATCATTGAATATAACCTCAAACTCTCCGTCATTAGCAAGCTGACCAAGAGCACCTTCTCCATAAAGCTCCTTAAACTTCTTGATTTCAGCATACATCTTCTTGTATAAGTCGATGCGCTTCCTCAAATCTTCAAGAGCCTTATCTGTCTGCGCGCCTGTTGACCTACGGCCACCGGTTTTCTTGTTTTTCTTCTTGTCGTCACCAGTAAACCATTCGCCCCAGTTATCATGATAAGCCTGCATCTTAAGTTCGTACTCCTTCTGCTTCTGTGTAAACTCATCGAGAGAAAGATTGCCCAGCGCAAGCATCTTCTTTCTGGTGTTGAGTTCCTTTTTGGCAGCAGTAATGTCCGACTCTGCGTTGCTCTTTGCTTTATCGTAGTCGTCTCCGGCATCCTTTCCCCAACTCTTGACGTACTTGTTCTTCTCATGGTAGTCGTAACCACTACCCTTGAGATTCTTTTCGAGCTGCTGAGTGAGATCCGAGTCATCGTTCCTGAATACGAGATGAATGACAGCCTCGAATCTATCAGCCGCAAGCATTCGCTTCAATGCGTCTGATGCAAAAGGATAGTCTTTCTGAACCTGAGCCGCAGCATCTTTCATCATGTTTGAAACCTGGACCTTCTCTGCATCTGTCAATTCCTGGTTGTTGCGAATCTTGTCACCAATCCAAGGAAACGAAGTGTTTACTGCGTTATCGAGAGCATCCTTGAATTTATTCTCGTAGAAGCCAGTTTCAACACCCATCGCATTAAGAACGTCAGCACGGAACTGATCAGAAACATCCTGGTTCCATCCCTGCTTTGCAAAGAATGACGAAAGAATCTGGTTAGCCTTACCCTGCAACTTCGGGCTGTTGCTAATATCTCCAAGCTCATCAATGAGATAATCGCGCATGGCTTTCACCTCATCCTTATACTTTTCCTCCCAGGAGTTGAAGCTAGCGAAGTCGGATTGGGTGGCATTAATCATATTCGCCTTTGCGGATGCTGAAGAGAATGCTTCTGCTATCTCCTTTGCAGAAGACAGCTTCTCGTCGAATCCCTTGTATGTACCCTCGTCCGAAAGAGATTTCTGAGTACTCTCCTCAACCTGCTTGAGAAGAATGAGCTGTTCTTTGAGATACTTAAGTCTGTCCTCATTCGATTTCTTTTCGAGAAGGCTCATAGTGAAAGCATTCTCCTTTTCAGGAGCAATCTCCTTAAGCTTTTCCTTATATGCGTCAATGAGGTTTTCTATCTCTTTCTCATCGCCGTCCTTAATGGCTTTATCTGCATCGTTATCGCGAAGGAACTCGCCGATCTGAGTGTACCTGTCTTTCAGTTCGTCAGCCGTAGTCTCCATATCCTGTTTCAGCTGCTGATGCTTCTGCCAGTAGTATGCAAAGATTGCAGATCCGGCAGATATAGCTATTCCTGGAAGACCACCAAGAAAACCGATGATAGAACTGAATCCGGACTTCAAGCCTCCGAGAAGCAAGCCTCCTGCTGCTCCCCATTTGCTAGGGCTAGCCAATCCCTTCAGAAATCCACCAAGGGAGATTCTGTTTACCTGACCCTCCTGTTTGGTGAGAGCCATACCTTGCTTGTACATCTCCTTGGTTATCTGACCGGTAACATACAAGCGTCTTAGTTCAGCTTTTGTTATCGCATTTGCCTTTGCGAGTGCCTGGATATCCTGAATTCGAATCTGATTTTTATACTGAAGAATCTGTTTCTCTACAGGAGTTATTTTCTCACCACGCAAGAGCTTAAGTTCTGCTTCTTTCGCAATATTCCCCTTTGAGTTCAGTATTCTCTTTCCAATGCCGCCTTCCAGGATCTTAACTCCACGCATAAGAGCCGGCCCGGCGAATGCAGCAACCATAGCAGGACCCAAGACGTGAATCTGCTGCACGAGATTGGTAACAACATCAAGTATGCCCTTGAAGGTTCCACCTATAACATTCTTACCGTTAGCAAAGTCGGCAAGCATGATTTCCCAGGCATCCTTCAGTTTATTGTAGCGTCCGAGCAAAGTCTCACTCAGAACCTGCTGCATATTATAGAACTGACCACCTGCATCAGTCATCTGCCAGAAGATAGACTTTACGTCATCAAAGCTAACATCTCGGCTTGAAATTCTGGTCTTAATCTCTGATGTTGAGACATTTCGCCCCTCTTGCTTAGAGTAGAACTCTGATAACTTTTCAAGCAGAGGAATACCGGCATAGGCAATCTGACGAAGCTCCTTGCCATCTAGCCAACCACGAGCCTGAACCTGACCAAACGCCAATGCGATACGGTCAAAGCTAACACCAAGACCGGAAGACATATCCGCAAGCCTCTTGGTTGTGTCATAGAGCTGGTCGTACTCAACTCCATACGCAGCCAACTGCTTAACGTCTCGGTTCAACTCAGAGAACGTAAATGGCGAATTAAGAGCGAGTTCCTTAATCTGGTTAAACATTGTGTTCGCGTTCTGCATATCACCAAGGATTGACTGGAGAGCGATATGCTGCTTCTCCATCTCACCACCAGTTGTGATGATGCTCATAGCGAACTGCTGTGCGCCGAACACAAGACCTCCCTGCAAGAAAAGTGACTTCAAATCCTGCACGGTTGAATTCAGCTTTCCTGCATGACTGTTGGCTCTCTCGAAGCCGCGGACCAAATCAGACTGAACCTTTGCAGCCGTCTGAGCAATCTCCTGCTGACGCTTCTGTTCAAGCTCGATACCTTTCTGAACCTCTTGGTTTACTGCTTTCTGATCTTGAAGAACCCTAGAAGCTAATGTGGTATCGTGGCCACTACCGATATTGCCAAGCATACCGAGGCTATCCTTCCAGTTCTCTGAATTAAGTCTTCCCTTGATATTTATAAGGGCTCTCATTAAAGAAAGAAGTCTGTTAATCTCGGCTTCAGCTTTACTAACATCTGCTCCGACAGAAATTCCTCGGCTGTATTCAGAGCGAAGCTGGCGAACCTTATTGCCGAGAGAATCGTATCGGCGTTCGGTGTTCTTCAAATCATTCTGGCGTTGCCTCTCTGCCTCTTTTGCCTCGCGTGCTGCGTCCTTTATAACCTTTGCATAAGTATTTGCTTTATCTATAGCATTAAGATACCCGGAACTCTTTACGACATCAGTTGCAGTGAGTCCTGTGATAGGATGAATACCTCTGTTATTCCTGATCTGTTCTAATTCAGTTCTGTATTTAGACAGCTCTGACAACGACTGACGTATGTTGTTCGTTGAATCGACGCCAAACATCTGTATGCCTTCACCATGGCGTTTGTTGATTTCGTCAATAATAGAAGATAACTTATAAAGTTCTCTCTCTGCCTTGTTTGCCTCAGTTGCAACGCTGTTAGGAAATATGTTGAATCCAGCACCTTCCTTGGACACCTCTCCGAGTATGCGGCCTATTTTGTACAATCCGTCCTGGACAGACTCCAACTGCTGGAGTTTTTTCGAACTGAAGAAATCTTCGCTTGAAAATACGCCAATATTACGACGTAATTCTTTAACGAAGTTGTTTAGCTTTTCAAAACTACGACCTCCCTTATCTCCAATACCTTTTGTTGCTTCGGATATTGCTTCCAAAGCATTCTGTGCCTGCTTACCAGTAGAATCAACCTTGTTTAATTCTCTGATAATCTTTTTGGTTTCCTCTTCAATTCTCGATTTTAGAGTGAGCGAGAAACTGAGGTCTCCCATATTTCCACCTGCCATATCCTGAATATTTTTAAATTAGAGTTTATTGTTTAAGTAATCAGCAAGACTTATCTTCTTGCCAACGAGGATTCCCTCATTCTTCTTTTTCTCCATCCACCTGTCGTAGAGGTCATCCATCTCCTTCTTGGTATGCTTCTTCGGACCGCCTTCCTTCTTGGTCTTTGGATAGACGACAAGAGGCTGGTCTGCAACCATGAGGTCAATCTGCGCCGATGAATAGCCCCACCAGTAGTCGTAGGCTGCGATGAAGTACTTACGCTGAAAGAGGAAACCGAACTTCTCTGCTAGTGAGAAGGCAGCTCCCCAGCTGGTTCTGCTTGGATAGCTTTTGCTTCGCTCCTCGTCATCGTCATCATCACGTCCGTCATCCCGGTCGCTAATATGGTAGCCAGTGAGAATGCGTTCGATGGAATTTTTTTTTTAGAAACATCGAGGACTCTCAGAACCTCGGCCACGTCCACATCCTTGATGTAGTAGAGCCAGCGCCAATAAATCCAATACAGGAATCGTATCTTCCAGATGTTGTTGAGAAGGATGCAGACGCAAATCTTGACGTTGCGCTTCCATTCGTTCTTCTCCTTAGCCCTGATATGAGAACACCTGCTCATGGTTCCCTTGCGAAGCCAGCCGAGCTTGTGCTTCTTTCCACGGAACACGAACTCGGTAGGCTCGTCGTGCAGCACGCTATCAAGCAACTCCTGCAAGTCCACTGAAGGCTGCTCAATTTTCTTTTCTTCTGCCATGATTGTATGCTATTAAATGAAGAAGGGCGGCACGGCTGTTGATTAGCCTGCCGCCCTACGGTTTGTTATCCTGAATCTAATTACCTAAAGAAGCCTTTACTTGATTAACCGCCAATGCCTGGTTCACCAGCAGCTGGAGCCTTAGTAAGCCAAGCGATGCTGCGCTTACCTGCACCCTCGATAGAACCTGAGAACTTAAACGCAACAGGCTCAGTACCAGAGTTATCCCACTGCAAGGTAGCGTAGAGAGCGATGTTGGTAATAACCATGAGGTTCTCCTTCTCGTCGTCAACGATAACGATAGTGCCCTTGATCTTGAACTTCTTAGGCTCAACAGCGATACCTGTAAAGCCGGTAGTAGCGTCGAGAGTAGCGTCACCTGTACCCTTCAGGGTAACCTTGGTCAGCTCGGTGATAGCATCCTCACCAAACATAATTGTCAGCAAGTCCTTTGCCTTTGAAGGAACAACGAACTCTACGTTGAAGTCGCCAAGCTCTGCGGTAGTTGCCCAGTCGCCTGCAAGACCGATAACCTTGTAGTGGTTGATGGTTGGGTCATCCATAGTCGCCTTCAGCGAGTCAACGGTAACCGGAAGCTCAACCTCTGGGGTGATGTCAACTGTAGCCTTGCTCAAATCGGTAATAGCCTTTGAGTAGAGCAGAGTTTTAGGACCATTGAAAATGTCCTTCATCTTGTCAATAGTTGTCATAGCCATAATCTAAAATATTTTAAATTGTTATACCTGAATACTTATTTCGTGCGTAACCTTCCCTGTATGATTGTCACGGAAAAACCTGCGCCATCGTCTGTCTGTAGTGTTATACGAGGATTGGAAACAATGAGATTTTTTGTGGAGATTGGAAATCTGTCCATAATCTCCTGGACTTTCTCGTCAACGCTAGATACATCAAGTGTGTGCGGGTTGCTTGCCGAATTCTTATCGCGCACATACAATTCGATTTGAGCTATAGTGGTGAAATCATTGTAAACTCCACTTGAGTTCATCTCGTTATTGTAGATACTAGATGGGAAGTATACCACGATGTAGCTGTTGATTTTCGTATCAACTGCTTTTGGTCGGCTCCGGGAGTAGAGCTTGTCACAAATCCCCTTCATTGCATTGCCGACATCGAAATATAGAGTCTTAATACTAACCATATCTTACATCGTTCTAAAGTATCTAACCAAATATTCTCTAAGAGAGGTAATCACGTCGTGACCTCTCTTAACCTCGACAAACTTAGCGTAATCCACACCGGCAACAAGGAGCATCTGCCATGTGGCATCGTACTTTCCTTTGTTGTGCTCCCTGGAAACAAGTTCATCCCACGCCGCGTTTGGACCATATTCACCACCTTCTCCGTATTCACCCTTGTAAGGTCTCCTTCCGCTGTCTTTGAAGGAGAATGAACTGCGATAATACTTATCGAGGTTGTATCTCTCTCCGGCAGCAAGGGTTACTCGGGTTGGCTCTGGGCCTGGAGCATAATGAATCGACTGCAATGAGCCGTTGTAATATGTACCGATGGCTGTTGACTTGTACAAGTTACCGGTTACGTCATCATAGTTTCGAGACTTGTCAGCAGCCTTCATTGTCATTTCAGCCGCATGGTCCATCTTCTGCTGCATCTTTGCTACAGCCATCTGACGGATTTTCTTCTCGACCTGTAAAAACTGGCCTGATAAACTTGTCATAATCTAAACCCTTGTCAAATTCCAATATACAACAGTCCTATTATTATCCGGTTCGCAGTCCTTAACCATACCTACCTCGGTGTTGTTGCCGACAGTGGAGTAGATGGTGTCGCCGTCAAGAGGACATCTGTCAGCATCCCATTCGTCATATCTGACCGGAATCGATGCCTTCCTCTTGTTCTGGTCGACGTTCTTGTCTCCCTCTGTAGTGGTATCTGTGTAACTGCGTCCTTCGCCATAGTAGAGAATGATTTCCTTGTCCTCGCCAACTGGAGCATCATCATCGGCAAACGGGTCATCAGGGTCGGCTTTTCCGACGACCTTCCTCACGATCTTGATGATGTGAGGGTATCTTGGATTTCTGATGTTTTCCTTTTCCATACGCCTTATTTGATGATGTGAGGGAGAGGTTCTCCCCAAGGAGAATAATTCGCCCTCTTTACTCCGTGGGAGGTCACCCGGAAGGTGGACTTCTTCTTGAGCATCGAATCAGGCTCCAGCTCTGCATAGATAGCGTTAGCCTCTGCCTTCATCTCGCTCCTGTCGTTGTCCGACATGTCATAGCCACCTCCCGAATGAGTCCATCCGTTATCGGAATCGGAGGTGTTGTTCACCTTGCTCGGACCAAGAACAAACCATTTCAGCATGTCGGCATAGGCAAGTCTTACCTTGTCCTTGTCGCAGGCTTCGAGGTCGATACCATTTTCAAGCTCCCTGTCGTGCATGATGCCCAACAGAGCCTTCATCGGCATCTCGAACTTCACCTTATTAATAAGGTAGTCGTTCACAGTGTAAATGTTCATCTCCGAATCCATAGTCATACAATCTAGTTACGTTAATAGTTCCAAGACCGAAATTAATCAGTCTTGGTAATGTCCATAATGCAATGGTCTGGGAAGTCGATGAGAGCTGGGCAAGCAGAGAACATGATGTCTGTGTGCCATTCCATGTACTTACCGTTAGGAACTACTGAGTTCATGAGCAGACCGAGACCATCGTTAGTTGTACCGAACACGGTAGAGATAGCCTTGTTACCAGCATACTCAATCAACTTACGATCGAGACTGTCTGTGCGCTCGAACTCACAAGCATCACCGGCAGGACGGAGAACAACGATGTTGTCAGCCCAACCCTGCTTGTACTCATCGGTTGTATGAGTTAGGTTGCGCTCCTTCTCGGTCACAATCTCGATAGGAGATACACCCTCGAAGTCAACGAATGCCTGGATGAACTGTTCCTTGCTGATAGGCATTGTCTTGGTAGAGGCAATGTAGTTCAGCTGGCGGTAATTGGTAACAAGCTCGCGAACCTCTGCGTTCTTCAAGAATACATTGTAGAATGTATTGCGAGTCATCTGCCATACCAAAGCACCATCGAAACCACCGCGTGTCTCACGATACTTGGCTTCCTTCTCCTTCATGTAGGTAAGGATGGTAGCAGTAGGGTCAGCCCACTTCTTAGCACCACCATTGATGAAGTTGTCGCCATACTCGATAGGGTCGATAGCCTTGTGCAGTGGAGTGGAGATACCACGACCAATGCCGGAGTAGTCAATCTTACCGGTAGACATCAACTGAGCGGTCATAAAGTTCATTGTCGCATCAACAGAGTCGATACGGGTCTGAACCTCATCAGACCAGTCTGCCAAGATATCGGCATCGTTACCGAATTCCTCGAACTGTTTGATGCGTGCGTAACGCTCAACTGCGGTCTCAACATAACCAGGAGTGATGAAGTCCGGAATAGAAGCGGTGTACCACTTGTGTCCGTTCTTGTCCATCTGGTTAGAATCGCCGAGAGGAGCACGGAGGTCAGCCATAGGAGCTGCCTTCAGCTTACGAGCCTTAACGTTGAATGTTGCCAAGCCATAGCTGTCGGTAGTTGTCAGGAACGAAGCGTTGTGTCCCTGTGTCTTGTACCAACCGTAGTTAGTGAAGAAGATTTCCTTTTTATCAAGGAAACTCTGCAAATATGCCGTGTTCTCCTGAGAACCGAAGAACTTGGCAAGTCGCGAATTATTAAAATCAAATTTTGCCATAATCCTGAATCAATCTTTAAGGTTAATAATTAGAGATGGAACCATCCGTTAACGCGACTCTTGTTGAGAGCCTTGATTGCAGGAGGGATTGGAGACATCCTGTCGATATACATAACGGTGTCGTCGTTAGCAAGGAATGGGGTAAGCATATAGCGAGCACCATCCTCGAAATCGTCACCTGGAGTGAACAGGAAGTCGTAGTCGCACTGAGCATAACCGTTAGGGTTGGTTACCATAGGCTTCTGGGCGTCGCCGGCAGCTGCTGCCTCAACGAGTACCGCATCCTTCGCTACAACACCGAGTGTTGCTGACAAAGTAAGCTTCCATACGTCTGCGCCAGCCTCGGTTGTCTTCTCAACACCTGTAACCGTAACTGCTGTGCCTGTGCCATCGAGAGCGTCAGGAGCCACCATGATATTGTCTCCAATGAACGGAATATGCTTATAACCATCACGTACAATAAGGAGAGTTGTGTCAGTAGCACCTGTCTTCTTTGCACACTGATAAGACTTAAGAATCTTAACAGTTGCGCCTGCGTTGCCATAGATGCCAGGATCATACTCCAGGAAATCACCGGCGTAAATCTTTGCAGGACCCTTGAAAGGGTTGAGCAACTTACCACCAGTTGTAGGAGTACGGAAAGCATCCTTTGCGGCGCCAATCAACTTGACGAATACATAGCGGATACCGCCGATTTCGCCACGAGCCTGGATGAGGGAACGACCTGGCAAGAAGCCGCTACCATTCATCCTTTCACTGTAATAAGGAGAAACTGTTCCCATAATCAATAAATAATTTTGTTATTCTGAATACTAATTTTTATTCGTCCTTAGGCTTGTGTCGAGATCTGATAGTTGCAACATCATCGAACTCGTGTTCATCTACGGTTCCGGTTCCTCCGGCTCCGCCACCTCCGCTTCGAGGCTTGGTGTCTGGATTGATGCCAGCTTCCTTGAGGTCAGCATTGTAAAGAACCTCTGCCTTACCGACAAGATCCTTAATGTCTGCTTCACCATCAGGAATCTCAAGCTTATCCAAAGCTGTCTTAACGAAAAACGAATTCAAAGGAATGTTGGCTTTCTCAAACTTAGCCTTAAGACCTTCCTTAATGGAGTTAACCAACGCCTTCTTTGCGTCAGCTGCTTCCTTCTGCTCTCGCGCCTCACGCTCCTTCTTGACTTCGCCAATGAGCTTTTTTGCCCACTCAGGCATATCCTCTTCGTTAGGAATTTCGTCTTTTCCCGGCTCTTCCTCGTCAAGCTCAGTTTCCTTTGCCTTCTGACGTTCTTTCGCCTTCTTCTTGTATTCCTTAACCTGCTGAGAAACGTCAGAATGGAGATTACCGTCCATGCGTTTCAAGCGATTTGTAACCTTGGTTACCAACTTAGCGTTTGCAGCTTCGTCTTCACCAAAATCTTCGAGTACGTCATCAAGTTCTTCATTGATGGTTTTCTCGCTAATTGTCAACTTGGTACTACCGAGTTCCTTGTTGACCAATGCTAAGAGTTCTTCTCTTGTCATGTTGTTTTTTGATTAAAAATGTTATCCTGAAGCGGTTCTTCCACCTCAAAAAATGTATAAATATACCTTTTATTTTGCAAATGTATGAATAAACATGCAATTATCCAAGAAAAATTGTATATTTTTGCAGTATTAAATGAATATTTATGCAAAAGGAAGTATTTTCAGGATTAAAATTGGATAACGGAGAGCCTATTTATACTCAAGAGTATATCCAATCATTAAGAGACGCCGATAAGAAGCATCCCGACAAGCTGAAGATCATAGCTCAGCGTGGCGGTCAGGAGCGCATGCTGTCTATTGATGCTGATATTAAGATAGTTGGCGGCTCGCGAGGTGGACCTCTGGATGAAGACACGAGAGTGTTAACAACTAGAGGATTCATTAAAATCAAGCATCTTAAATATGGCGACACCGTAATAGGACATGACGGTAAGGGACATAGAGTATTAGGTCGAATCGATTATCCTGATAGAGATTGCTACGAAATTCAACTATCTGACGGATCGAGTGTAGTATGCTCGGATGACCATATCTGGAATGTATCTATCGATGGCGACAGGAGATTTATGCCACATCTTGCCTGTGAGATAGCTAGTTACATCAACGAAGGCTACGACATCACTATTCCCTGCGTAAAACCTGTAGAGTTTGATGAAAAGTTCGGCCTAGCCTCTGTCGCTGAGAGAACTGAGTCTTTAAGACGTATCATCGAAACATCGGGTAGATTTTCCGGAAAATACTGGAAGAAGACTTTCAAGACAAGAAAGAAAGCATTCGATTTCAAGTATCTGGTTGATAGTCTCGGTTCTGTTTGCTACGTAAAAAGGAAGTCAAACAAGAAATGGGAGGTTCGATTCGATTACAGAAAGAAGGAATTAGAGAGGAGGATTGTCAGCTGTAAACCGGTCGGCAAGCGAAACTGCTGTTGCATCGCCGTTGAGAATCCGGACTCACTATTCGTTGTCGAGGACTTTATCGTCACTCACAACTCCAAGTCCTTCTCTTCCCTTATGGAAGTTCTGAAGGATATCAAAAATCCAGATTTCCATGCAACAATTCTTCGTAACGAAAAAGACGACTTGCAGTCCTTAGTGACAGACTCTTACAAATTGTTCTCCCAATTCGGAACTTACAATAAGTCACAGAACGATATGACCTGGAACTTCGATAACGGAGGATGGCTCAAATTCTCGTACTACGCAGGAGCCTATCAGGATTTCAAGACACGATTCCAGGGGCGCCAGTATGCCTATGTCTGCATCGATGAGGGTACTCAGTGTCCATACAAGAAGTTCAAGTACCTATTGACCAACAACCGAAACGCAGCTCACATACGAAACCGATTCTGGATTACCTGTAACCCTGACCCGGAATCATGGGTGCGAAAGTTCATCGACTGGTGGGTTGATGAGAATGGATACATAATACCGGAGCGAGATGGAGTTATCCGCTACTGCTTCATGGATGGTGATACGCCTGACTCAATCTACTGGGGTAATACGAGAGAAGAGGTATACGAACAGTGCAAGGGCATCATTGATAGCCTTTGGAAGGACAGCTACGAGGAACTTGGATACACAAAGCTCGAAATGTTCATCAAGTCTGCGACATTCATCCGTGCAGATGTATCAGAGAATATCAAGCTTATCTCCACCGATGCTTCATATATCGCCAACCTTGCCCAGCAGGACGAAGAGCAGCGTATGCGAGACCTGGAAGCCAACTGGAACTGGAAGGCCGCCGGTGATGACATGATCAAGATGGAAGACCTTGATGAAATCTACGACAATGCAGAACAAATAGGAGATGGAAAACGCAGAGCTTCTGCCGATATTGCTTTCACCGGCGGCGACAACTTCGTGATGTGGCTCTGGGAAGGATGGCACTGCAAAGACTTGGTTGTTCTGAGGCTGGACCCTAAGACACTTGTTTCTGTAGTTGAGGCTAAGCTGAGAGAGTGGGGCGTTGAGGAATGCAACTTCACTTACGATATGCAGGGCATAGGTCAGTACTTCAAGGGATTCTTCAAGGATGCCGTCCCATTTAACAACCAGGCAGCGCCTATACCTCAGAATCATCAGGAAGAAGAAGGAATCAAATACCTATATAAGGATTTGAAGTCTCAGTGTGCGTGGTTATTCTATAAGATGATAAAGGAGAAGCAGATTTCCATCGACTCGGCCCTGCTTGAAAGAAAGTATTCAGGAAACGGATTTGACAAGGTTCCTCTCAGACAGATTCTTCAGAAGGAGCGTAAGATGCTCCGGCGTGACGAGAATAGCGATGATAGGGGATTCAAGCTATTACCTAAGAAGATTGCCAAGAAATATGTCGGGCACTCGCCTGACTTCTTTGAATCTTGGTTCTACGTAATGATATTCAGTTTAACAAAAAAGAAACATAAAAAGGTAAAAGGATTATGGAGAATTTAAATTTTAGAGAAATACTCGTAAAGAAGCCATTCTACGAGCTTAAGCCTGACGGATACATGAGTCATGGCACTTTCTCCGACAAGGTTGGTGATAGGAGTATGCAGAATATGCCTTACGACCCTTGTGTATGGAGAGTAAAAACCCAGTCCGACTTCCTTCGTGAGTACTTCACAAGCGGACACAGAATCTGGGACAAGAAAGCGTATCCGGATATAATCAAGGAGAATCCTGATTGGGACCCGGAAGATCCTTCTACCGGCAATCATTATTACTTGCAGCCTATTACAAGATGCGCATTTGCTTTCCAACAGGTTATCGCAACAAAACACACCTTGCACCTAACCGGAAACGATATTCAGTTCGAGCTTGCAGACAGCACAGATGAGCTTGAAGAGGAAGAGGAATCCCAGAAGAACCTCAATGTCTTCAAGAAGGGATGGCTTATGCACAATATGGAGATTGCGTTCTTTGAAGCGGTAAGCTCTTACATGATCGTTGCAGAAACCGCCGCAGTCGGCTATATCGACAAAGGAAAGTTCGGAGTTAAGGTCCTGTCATTCAAGAATGGAGACTATCTCTACCCGCATTACGATTCAATAACAGGAGAACTCTCTGTATTCGCCCGTAAGTATTACGACTTGGATGAAGACGGAAACGCTCAGATTGAGTGGGTTGAGGTCTGGGATGATACCTATTATTATAGGTTCAGAAATGATGTTGGTAAAAAGAGCGTAACTAAGAAGGCAGCGAACCTCATTAAGGGATTGTTCGGAATGAACGGATATGCTCTTGCCGAAAAGAAAGAACATCACTTCAATTCAATTCCGGTTGCATACATCAGAAATGATGAGGGACCATGCTGGTCCAATGTTCAGAAGAACATCGAAGATTACGAGGAGGCATTCTCGTATCTTTGCGAGAACAACAAGGCGTACGCTTTCCCTGTATTCTACGTAAAGGGTGATGGCGAGGAGATTACCATTTCGGGCGACGATATGACTGGAGCCGCCAAGGTTATCGCTATGAATAGCAAGGATAACGATGCGGGATTCCTCAATGGAACCGATGCATCAGAAGCTTTTGCGACCCAGCTCAACAAGTCGTATGACCTCATCTATGAGCTGTCATTTACCGTAAAACCTCCCGAGCTGAAGTCAGGAGACCTCCCTGGTGTAGCCATCAAGCTTCTTTATTCTCCTGCATTAGAGGTAGCCATGAATGATTCTCAGAAGTTGCAGCCATTCCTTGATAAGCTGGTAGAAATTGCCAAGTTTGGAATCGGTCACGAAAACAACGCGACGGCTTCTATTGTTGGTCTCGATATCAATGCCTGGATAGAGCCTTATACTCATCAGAATAAATCTGAACTTCTTACAAATCTTGCAACTGCCGTTCAGAATGGATTCCTCTCGAAGCAGACTGCATCAGAGCGTTGCCCAGACTTCCCTAAGAATGCCGAATGGGAGCGCATCTTACGAGAAAAGAAGGAAGAGGATCAGCAGGACCTCCTCATGGATATGCAACGTGCGGATAACGAAACCCAGAATGCTATCGAGGAGCAGAAGGCAACGGCGAATATTCAGAATGGAGGTAGTGGAAACGTACGTACGGGTCGCGGAGCTGGACGCCCAAATAAGTCAGGAACCAAATGGGACGAGAATCGGAACGCCCCGAATGAGAACAACTGGCAGCACTACAACCAAACCCATTAATAGCCTATGGATGAGTTAAAACGTTCTGTCGATTATAGCAGAAAGCGCTTGCAGGCAATCCGAAACTGCGAGGACCATGTTGCAGATATTCTCTGGAAATCGACACAGAAAATAATTGCCGCAAGTAAGCGATACAGAGGTGCGGGCAGGCTCACAAACGAGTCAGCCCTGCTCTCTTATGCCAAGAATGTTACTGCTGAGGCAGAGGAGAGTATCAACAGTTACATCTCTGCTTACTCCAAGGTTTCATGCAAGATTCTCGGGATTGACAGCGAGAACATAGAATCATTTCTCGTTAGCGACATCTACGGAAAGACGACATCTGAAAGAAACGCCGTATATCTCGGAAACTTTGCGGAAGATATTGTAAGGATGATCAAGGCGGGTACTCTTATGGGATATTCAGACCAGCAGCTCCTATCTTCCATCCGAACCGGATACAAGGACCCATATCACACATCAGTCATCACCAAGGCGAAGAGAAAGGACATTAACATCGATGTTCCTTCTTACGGAAAGGGATACTACAAGAACGCCTATCAGAACATCGTAAGAAACGCTTCTCAGGTGATTGCTTTGGCGTGGGGACAGGCAGAGCAGGAGTATGGGCAGGAGAACAAGGCTATCGGATTCTATGTCAAGAGAGGAAGCAGCTATCCTTGTGATATCTGTCAAAGCGAAGCCGATGCCGGCATCCATTCTTTCAAAGACCCATATCCACCGTTCCACGTTTCGTGTTGTTGTTACACTTTATTTGCATTCAAGGATAATAAAAAGAAATGATATGATAAATTCTGAATTAAATTTCACTTTAGAAGAAATTCTTCCGAAGTTTCCTAAAGAATTCCAGGAGAAGATAAAGCACTCTGTAGAGCTGCTGAGAAAGGCGGAGAAGCTTGCACTGGCATATTCGCCTAACGAAGGCTTCTATCTATCGTTCAGTTCAGGCAAGGATAGTCAGTGTCTTTATCACATTGCCAAGATTGCAGGCGTGAAGTTCAAGGCTCACATGGGGCTTACGTCCGTCGATCCACCAGAAGTAATCAAGTTCTGCCACAAGCACTATCCGGACGTAGATATGATAAAGCCGAAAATCAGCATCTATAACCAGGCCCGTAAGGAAGGCATGCTTCCGACAAGACTGATACGATGGTGCTGTCGAGTCTATAAAGAAGGTATTGGCGCAGGTAACGTGGTTCTCATAGGCATCCGCCACGCAGAAAGTAGACAGCGTTCGGGTAGGAGTGAGGTTGAGATTACCAACCATAAGTACAGCGGCTCCCTTGAAGGTCTTGACGAGTTCCGTGATAAAAGGAACAGTCAGAAGCGTGGCCGTCCAACCCGGTGGGGCATCCACGAGATTAACATCACCAATGCCAGTGATGAGCGTACCATTGGCTGCATCAGAGGCTACGAATCGCTCTTAATCTCTCCAATCATAGAGTGGACAGATGATGATGTATGGCTATTCTTGAACACACTCGGTATTAAGCATTGCAAGCTGTACGACGAGGGCTACTATAGGATTGGCTGCCTGTGCTGCCCTATGCACAATTATAAGCAGAAACTCGCCGACTGCAAACGCTATCCGCATATCTATAATAGTTGGATTAAGGCCATCAAGGATATCCAGGCTAGCGGAAGGATGATAGACGAAGGATTGTCGCCGGAAGAAGTGTTCGACTATTGGATATACGGCAAGTCTATCAATGTATGGAGAGAACACCGCAGGCAGCAAACGTTGAACTTTTAAATATCAAGATTATGATTGAAGAAACAAAAGGATACACGTTATCCGTCGATACGTACAAGAAGGCGAAGGCTCTCAAGATGAAAGACCCTCGCTATTACATCTACGCTAGTCTCCGTGGCTCAGGAATGCCTATCCGTGACAGTTGGGCCATCGCATTCCAGGGCGAGGGACTCAACTGGGAGAAATCCTTCCTCGAAAACGAGATGAACAAGCTAGAAGCCCAAGAGTCCGTCCAGAAGAGAATAGCAGAGGTTCAGGGCAAGAAAGCGAAGAACGAGAACGCCGATGAACTCACCCAGGAGGAACTTATTAAGGCTACCTCGAAGGAAGAGATTCTGAGAAACCTCGTTATCGCTCAGCGCAAGCAGAAGTTTGGCTCTCCAGAGTGGCAAAAGACAACTGCCATGATAGCCGACTACTCTAAGATTAAGCAGGACGAAATTGATACAGAAAATAATGTGGTCCACTACTACATTCCTCTATCAATGCCTCGATGCTGCGAGGACTGCATTATCTTCAAAAATGGCCAGGCGACCTTTCAAAAGAAGAAGAAATAGTTAAATTCGTGTTAAAGTAACTTTGTTTTACTAGAATTTCAGCAAAACCAAGTACCTTTGCAAACAATTAATGTTCACAGATTCTTTCTGCTGAGCATAATTCAAATTATTTTGGTTAACTAAGAGGGGCAGTGTCTTCACAGATGCTGCCCCTCGCTTTTTAAAACAAATATATAAGTAGAAGAAAACTTTGAAGTCAATTAAGGATACTTCTCTCCGGTAACCAACTCAAGTATACCCTTAAGCCTATCATTAAGAAGTTCGTCATTGAATACAGGAAGAATACCGTATGGAGGCAGTTTCTTCGTCTCTGCGGCCTCCAAAATGAACTGGAGTGCCTGTACTAGGGAAGTATGGTCTTGAACGACCTCAAGCAATTTATCGCTCATCCTTGCCTCCTTCCTTCTTAATCTGTTCTGCCATCTCAAGAAGAGTCTCGGCGTGCTTATCGCGGTCGATGACTTCCTGAACAGCCTCATCGCTCTCCTTGCGAAGCTGCTCTTCTGTCTTACCATTGTCGGCAGCAGCGTTTCTTCTTGCAGCCTCACGAGCAATGTATTCGTCACGGAGCTTCAACTTGCCTGCCGTGTATTCTGCATCGCCAGGCAACGATGTATCCGCATACATAAGCTGGGCAAATGCCTCGATGATGTTTCCATCATCCTTGGAGAACTCATAATGGTCTCCTACAGCAACAGGAACACATTCATCGAGTGCAGCGTACATGGATGTACCGATAGAGTACTCGATTCCCCATGTGCCGGCAATGTTCGCAATCTTGATGAAAGGCAGCGAGCCTCTCTGTAAATGCTTCTTGATCTCAGCAGGGATATCCTCTCTGAGTGAAGCAACTTCTTTCTTAGACAAGCTCTTACTGAACTTCAGCACGGTGAAGTGTCTTGTCTTGATAGTCTTTCCAAATGGTAATGCCATGATAACAATATTTTAAAGTTCAACTTTTATTTCCTTATACTCGAAATCTGTGCAAGAAGGATTCTCCTCAGAAGTAAACCTAATCTCATTAGGGTGGTTACAAGCTCCATTCTTGAAGAAGAAGCAATCCTTGCAAGTGTAATCAGTCTGTTCCATGTTCCTTACGTTTTTGATATTCCATCAATGTCAAGATACAATAGTTAGCGCAGTCAAGAAGAGCATCTTCCAATGGCTCATTAGCAACTTGCGCCTCATTGTCCTTCAACGTCTTGATGCGATTCACCTTCTCTCGTATCTTTCCGTAGCCGTAGTTGATACCAAGCTCATCATACATTTCGGAAAAAGCATTCCCATAATCACGATTTTTCTTGATGTATGTATCATGCAAGTTATTGAGAATATTTCCATGCATTTTAATGTCGGAATTTGTATCTATTTTATGATTATCGGCAACTGGTGCTACTATATCGAACTTTGTACCAAACATCATAATATCTTCCTCGCGAAAATGAGCGAAATACTTGTAATCTGTGCTAACAGATGTACATATATAAACATCAGCATCCTTTCTCTCGGCATTGAACAGAATAGGGGTGTTGCCGTCCTGAATACCTATCGGGTCAAAATTGCATTTTAAGCAATCATTTCGTGTGATGTAAAATCGCAGCCCAACCTTAATATCTTCTTTCTTAATCATAAGCTATTTCTTTTTACTATTCAAATAAAATGCTCTAAGAGCCATAACCTCTGATGGGTTGTGATAAAGGATAATACAGAAATCACCATGTTCTTCTGTGTGAACCTTTCGCAAACCACATTCCTTGATAAATCCATCCTCGCCAATGTAAGGATCAAGGATCTTGCGAACCGCACTAGTATGACTTGGTTGAACAACAATAACGCCACCTGTTTCACGAAGTTCTTCTAGCTTCTCCCACTGAGCTTCGATATTTTCGTCTCCGTAGAATAAATCATATCCATAAGGCTCTGTGATTTCTCTATCAATGCCCATTCCCAAAGGAATCTCAATTACTATAATCGGTTTCATAAGCTATTTCTCCTTATCTTTAATTTCAACGAAATCTCCAATGCCAAAACGAGCCTTGTTGATGCAAGAGGCAATCCAACCAATCAGATAGGCAGAAGGCTCGCCGCCGTGTTCCATGCCAATAGCATCTTCGATGGCCTCGCAGGCATGAGAAGCCTCGTGGCAACAAACTCCCATTCTCATAGAATCCTTGCTTGCAAAATTAATAAATGAACAAAGCTTCTTATTCGACTTTTTCCCTAACTTCATCGTAGGTTGTTGCGTTAGAATTAGAGAAATCAACCTTCAAAACCTCGCCATTTCTACCTTCGAAACACTTATTAGCGTCTTCTTGGCTCATGCCAATAGCGACACATAGCATTCTTGGATAGATAACAGGGTCGTATTCGTAATATCCTTTCTTTTTCATATTCTCAACTATTTCTGTTTTGATACAATCTCGATAGCAGACAATAATGTCTTCTCGCTGATACCTTTTCCACTACCAACACCATCTTTCTCTATCTTCTCAATGGAACTCTTTATAGAGCATACTGCATCATTTATGCTATCTGCACTACTCATCGTATTTTCGATAGCTGATTGCAGCTCATCGAAACGCTTGTCTATATAATCCTTCAATCTTTCTTCGTGCTCTATAACGTTTATAGAGTTTGCGATTTTTGCATGCGTCCAGTTTTCTTCTACACATGCATAATAATCGCCTTTTGTATCATCATGAATCTTGGAAGACACAACTCTTAGACACACGAAATCGTCTCCATCCATTACAGCATACACACCCTCTCCTGATGGGTATAGTTCGGCTTTCGCCTTATCATCCCTACTCGCTCCTTGTTTGTAAGCGACCTTTCCTAAAACGCTAACTCTAATTTCCATATCTCAACTATTTATTATGTAACCTACCAATATGCCACTTTGAGCAAACCTTGCATAAGTAAGGATGCCAGCCAAGTGCCTTCAACCTCGGACTCTGATTCAGAAACTCCCAAGCATCATCCTCTGTCTCATAAGCGACCTTCGCCTTCCATGAATGAACCTTCCTGGTCCAATGTTCAGGATCAGGCTTGAACGGCGGAACTTTATTAGGATTGTGATGTCTTCCCATAATTAAAAAGCTGTATATCTCGTTCTACGTATATCTTCTAGCCTCTCACGGGCCGAAAGCCGTCTTTCAAGCGAAGAATCGAACTTTTTGGCTATCTGCTCGAATTTGAAAATCATTAGGTCATCCTCAGAAACCTTCCACATCTTCTTCAGCCACTCGTTATTGAGGCGCTCTGTGGTTTTCCTGATTCTGTCGCCGTAGAGGATTTCGAGCAGCAGCTTGTCAAAACCACCTTCCGGCTCAAAGCTCACGTCAAGCGTGATGCTGTGATTCTTGTATCGGCAAGACGACATCTTGATACCGGACTCGAACGCTTTGTCCACAACATTATGAATAGATCCGCGAATTCTGTCGCCATCTATAAAGGCATCGGATATACAAAACATAAGTTCTTCTCCCATAAGCTACAAACATTTAAATGAAACACTGTTCAACGTCCTGTTCACTGCGATCTCCCTCTCGTTACACATGGTCCTCATGCACTCCAGGGCATTATCGCGGACAGCAATCATAATCTCCTGCATCGAAGCGGTGGCCGGAACAATATTCCCGTCAGCCTTCTTCTTCGTGATACAGGAGATAATCTCCTTGATATATTCCTTGTCTATCATAGAAATCTGTTTTATAACCGTTAATCATCAGGCTGAATGAAGCTCTCAGGCTGCTTGATGTCCTCCTCACCACGCAATTTATTCTTCACGTCATTGATGAGAAGCTCCTGCTTCAGGTCAATCATCTGCGCGCCGTACACCTGATAGGTCATTCCGCCCTGTGACCTCTTCTTGAAGAAGCCGTACTTGTCGCTCATATCACGCCCGAACTTCTGAATCGTAGGGATATCCTTCTCCTCGACATCGTTTGCCTTGCAGAACTCGACGAACCTCTCGTACATCTCCTTGGCAAGCATGCATTCCGAAATCTCGCCCCTCGCCTCTTGGCTGCACCTCATATCATACGCCCTTATCCAGGCATAGATAGGATTGCTTCCGAGAAGGGAGATAAGCAGCTGTCTCCTGCTGCCCTCCGCTGCCGGGAACCTGTACTTCCTGCTCCTCAGCTCCATCGCGCCACGGAATATCCAGTTGAACACTCCGCTCAGCTCTTCACGGATGATCTTGCTCGCAAGCTCCGGGTCCTGCCTCTCCTTAGGAATGGTAACATCGAAGCTCACGTACTGTAAGCGTCTGATGAATCCGAGCGACGCATCATCAGGGAACGGAAGCTCATTGAGGTTGAAGATGAGGTAGGGGATTGAGTTTCCCTCCAGGATATCCCTGCCGAGCTTTCTCATCGGGACGGGCTCACCGCTCACGAGTCTCTTGAACATACCGGTGTTCTTCCTTCCGAACTTCTTCGGGTCGGAATCGGAAGACCAGTTGAAGATGGCGTTTCTGATGGGATACCTTCCTCTCATTCCCTCGTCACCGTCGGCAGTGAGGTCGGCGTAGTCCATCTTGCTTATCCTGTCCTTTCCGAATATGTTGCAGGCAACGTCGAAGATGACGCTCTTTCCGTTGGCTCCCGTACCTATAAGGAGAAGGCAGAGTTCAATCTTCGATGACTCCTTCCCCTCGTACGGATTGTATGCAGTACCTCTCTGTATGAGACCGAGACCGAGGAACATCTGGAGGATCATCCTCGACGTCCTGTCCGGAAGGACCTCCTTGATGAAGTTCATCCACCTGTCACACTTCGCCTTCGGATTGTAGTCGTATGGGTGGTAGTATGTGACATGGTACTCGGGAGAGAACGGCATCACGTTCGGATACTTCAGACCGCTGCCGAAGTCAACCACTCCGTTGGCGAATGCAACGATGTCGAAGGTAGGTCTCAGTATGTTGTAGCACTCTATCACTTCCATGAACGACTTGTTCATCACCGTACTGATGCCGAGCATCGGAGCCATGGACAGGTCGAGGAGCAACAGCTGGTAAGCCTGCTCAAGGACTATCTTCGGAACAGCTTCGTATATCTTGCCGTTGAACATGTAGTAAGCACCGTTGTAGTACTTCACCGGAGCCTTCTTCGCCAGACGTCTCATTGACCTGATGAAAGTGGACTTCAGCTTGTTGTACTTATCAGAGTTCGCCTTACCCCAGTCCTGGCACCGGAGTCCGTCGAAACCGTACTCTCCGTCCCTCGTGAGGTCGAGAAGCTGACTGTGTAAAGTGTCTATAGCAATACCATTTTCCATATGTGTATAATAATAATATTAATTTTGCGTTATTGTGTAGGATTTACCCCGATAAACAGGGGATTTCTGACGGATAACACGTGTCAGCTCGTCCTTACAACTTGTCACCATTAAAAATAGGACAGTACAAAGATACAGATAATATCCTGAATATCCGGTAAAACCCTAGTAAATAAAGGGTATAAATATACATTTTAGGTATACATTAAATGAAGGATAGGTATACATTTATGGTTTGGTCTGCAAAGTAAGAGTTTATGATGTCAAATGTTAATAAATAACGGATGAATGAATATGCATAATTATCCTTTATGGTGGAAAGTAATTAAACTTTACAAAAAGGCTGAAAAACGGAAGAAAAAATTTTTAGATGAGGTGACTACCGCGCTGATTTAGTGCTATTTAGGGGGTATGGGGGTGTTTCTTCTGAAATATTTACATATTGTGTCGGTTTATATAGTGTAAACCATCGTGAAACAATATTTTTGTAATTATTTCAAATTGTCGGTTTATATTTATAAAAAATTTATGTAACCACTTAATAACCAACACTTTATAATATTGTTTATATTCATTTTCTTGCATAATTATACATTATCAATAAAGCGTGAAACACAAAAACTTATTACAAATTACTTGAGTGAAAAAATGTTACATAATAACGTACTGGTTAAATGTTAAAAAATTAACATATGGTGTTTATATAGTTATATATATAGAAGTAAAACGTAATATATTGACACTTTGCCACAAAGTGTTAAAACTTATAACTATCTATGTATCAATATGTTATAACGTCTTTAAAGGTCGTTTTTTAACATAAAAAATTTGCTTTTATCAATAAATTTTCGTACCTTTGTAGTACAAAAAGAAAGAGATAGGACACTATCTTATAAGTAACATTTAAACAATTTAGGTATATGAAAGAATTATCCGTAAAAGGTGCTCAAGGTTATGAGCACGTAAGTACTAAGGTTGCCAGTTATGTAACCGAGTGCAAAGGTAGCGCAGTCTTAGCGCAGAGTTTAGAAGTGCTCAATAGTTACCGCAAAAAGCTATTAAGCGAGTGCACCGATAGCGAAGTTGTAAGCGCAAAGAAAGAATTGGAGAAAGCACGTGCCAATTACAACAAGCTAGCAACAAATTACGTACTTTCAGATGAAAGCTATTGCAATTTGCAAACAGAGTGCGTTCGTTCTGCTGTAAGCGAGTTTTCACGCAAGCATAAACTACCTAATTTCTTTGCGTGGTTTGATAACAACAATAAAGACGTACAAACAACTATTATAGATAGTTTGCAAAGATTAGGCAGTAAGTTGTGTTCTTTACATCAAGCATTTTCAAGCGGTGCAAAGGTAGCAAAGAAAAAGAGTGAAAGCATAACAGATTTGCAAAAGCAGATAGCAGAATTGCAGGCTAAACTAGCAGAAGCGCAAAAGTAAGTAACACAAAACAGGTAGCTAGAGAAATCTAGCTATCTAGTTTTTCCTACTGTCTATTTGATAGGTAGCCAGTGGGAAATTTTACTCCAGGTTTTTCAACTTGGAGCGGGTCGCCGTGTCCTTATTTTTCCCACACAATTTGGTAAACCTTGTCGTGGTGTGTGGGCTTAACTCAGAGAGAGAATTTATTCTCCCTCAGGGGACTAATTGCCAAAATTTCAGAGAGCTATACGGCAAACGAATCTGTAGTGATACAGAAAGGCGGGCGAGAAATCCCGTCGAGGGTAGCGAGAGAGCACAGAGCCGCCACGATACCGAATGAGATGAGGCACGTGTACAGGTAAGAAATCGTAGCTGTGCAGCGAGATAGGAATATTTCTTCTATCAGAGCGGACGATAGCTAGTGGAGAACACTAGTCACTGGGATAGGTCGTGTTACCTATAACGATGGAATAATATCCTTCGTCCCAGGGATAAAGAAATCATAATTCATATTCTATCGTGTGGCACACGTGGACGGGTTCCGAACGTGCCAGGCTTGTCAGTTGTGAGCCTTGTGGTTAAAATCACAATTCGTGTTGTAATGAGAGAATAACACACGTGAGGTATATCCGAAAGAGAAATCTCTCCCAGTGTGCGCCAGTACTCGTAGAAGCGCAACGCACCAAATTGGTGGTGCTCTGGAATCCATGAACGGGGACGGTAGTGAGGCAACGGAAATTAAAACGCTCGCAGCAGATTTTAATCAAGCGTGTGAACGTGTCGATTATTTGAAGCGAAGGTGTACGGAGTAAACATGAGAGAATGAAGACAATAAAAAAACGTGTCCGTACTTCCTATGGCTAAATCGGGGCGGGGAGAAATCTCCGCTCTACAATTACAAACCAACAAATTTAGAATTATGATACAGAATTTCGATTGCAGAGGACAGAGAATGATGGAGAGAATTATTGCAGACAGACAGACCATATACAATCGTGTGGAGTTTATATCGTGGCGCAATAATACTCTAGCTCTGTTTCTCGACTAAAAATCTGTAGCCAGTACGATAATTGTCGTGCGGCTACGGAACAATTACCAAAAAAATATAGATATGAAAGTGAGACAAATCATTTATTCAAGTACGATAATTGTGCTTGGATTTATTCAGAGTGCGCCGGCATTCATTTGCTTGGCAAGTACGATAATTCTCCTGAATGTGCTTGGAATTCTTTACGGAATTCTGCTTGTGTATATTTGGAGCAGTACGGAAAAGGGTAAGTGGTATTTCCGTGAGCTGTGGCGATCCACACTCCGCTTGGAGAATTTCATCCTGCCTGGAGTGTGAGGAATCTAGAAAGTACGAAAATTGTGCTTGGAAACATTTAGCTAAATTCTGCTTGGAGAAATCCAGGCAGTACGATAATATAACCAATTAAGCAAAAGAATTATGGAAAAGAGAATTAGCAAGGGCGTGCTGTCAGCTGCGCTCATATTAGTTACAAGTTTCGTGTGTGGCATTATTGCTATCGCAGGATTTCTGCTTGGAGATTTTCAGGCGGTGTTATATTCAGCTGCGCTTGAGATGTGCGGTCTATTTATAATTGCGATAATGATAGACACAATTCAGTCACAGATAGATGATATCTGTGAAATGTAGCCAAAACTACCGCTTGGATATATTCGGGCGGTATCTAGTATTAACCAATTAAATTACAGAATTATGAAGAAGAATATTTTCGTGGCATTGTTTGCCGTAGTGTGTGTTGCATTAGTAATGGTTTCAGTTACTCTCGTGAATTGTCACAGAGCAAACGTGATGCTAAGAAAGACTGTTATTGCTCAAGCGAACGAGATTTCAGAGCTTAGCGCCAGTTACACAGCAGAGGGAACTACGATGTTCGTAGGTCTCAGAAAGTAGCCAAAACTGAGAGGAGTTTCCGCTCCTCTCTTCTATTAACCAAATTATTAGAGAAATATGGATAGAATATTAAAGCAAGATTTGAGCAAGAATGAGGTTATAGACCTCTTGCGTGGAATGGACGCACAGGAAGTTGAGGGAAATTTCTCTGTACGTCGTGTCCTGATCAATACACAGGCGTGTGACGTATTCGGTGGAGAACCTGAGGACTCTTATCCTCTCATCCCCGGTACGTACATGGCATTGTATTACAAGAGTATTGCCGGAGACCCGTATCCGTTCTTTGAGAGAATATGTGAAAACATAATAAATGACGAGAACAAGAGCCAGACTCTCCTGAATGGCGATGGCATTATTCTGATTTTCCTGCTCAACAAGTACGAGTAGCCAAAAATGTGCTCAGGCATTTTCCTGGGCATACTATGTAAAACCATTAAACAAATTGAATTATGTTAGACAAGAAATCACAGAAGAATTTTGAGCGTGCGCTTATGCATGAGATGGAGAAGATCAAGATTGCTGCACGCCAGTGGCACAACAACAATACTAAGGGCTACAGAGATTTCCGTAGCAAGGAGGCTATTTCTAAGAGCTTCTCTGAGATAGCGGTGCTGTGCATGAGCTGAAATGTGCGTGGCGATTGTCACGCATACTATTCACCAATATTTAAGAATTATGATAGATGAAGAATACAAGGAGAATGTAGAGTACATACTCTCTACGATTTTGCCTAAGTTGCAGGAAATCCAAAAAAAAGTATTGAAAAATCAATCAAGACTGAGCCTTGATGTTAGCGTTAGCAATAAAAACGGCGAAGGGTATATAAGTTGTTTTGCCTGTGTCATGAATGACATGGGAGAAATAACGGATACTTGTTTTCCACGTTTCATCTGCGTATGCAGCAAAGAGGAGATTGACGAGCGGCTCAACGAGCTTAAAGAGTTCATCAAGAAGCACCTAGCTTAAAATTGAGGGAGTTTTATCTCCCTCTCCTACAAACCAAAAATACTAGAATTATGAGCAAATGGGTACAATTTTATCACAAGATTAATAAGTTTGACCTTGTGAACATGAGATTTACAGATGATTTCAGTATTGTGGAGATGGTGGGCATGGATTCTGTCATGCCTATTGACGGTAGGCTTAATCTGTCATCCATACGTAATGTAGTACAGAATAAAATTGAGAGCATGAAGAATATCGAGGGCTTTGACCCTTGTGCGTTCTCCATCCTCACCGGTCCTACGATTCTGTGTGCTTCAGAAAGTCCGGTGTACAATCTCTAGCCAGAACTGGGCAGTACGATAATGTGCTGCCTGCTATTAACCAATAAAATTCAGAATTATGACAGACGGAGACAGAAAGTTCCTTGCCAGGCTCGTAGCGAGCCACAAGGCAGTTATCAGCGAGGAGTGCAGACGCAAGAACCTCGACAAGAGCGAGTATTTCAGACGCGTAGCACGTGCAGACAAGAAGGCTCAGGAAATTGAGCAATCGTGCATGCGACCTCGCAAGTTCTAGCCAAACATTCTGTGCAGTCTATCTGCACAGAAACCATGTTAAACCATCAAAATTAAAGAATTATGGAGAAAATGACACAGAAAGAGTTGAAGAGACTCGTTAGAGTAGGAGCTGCCAAGGATATAACACACAGTTCAAGCCGTGCAGCCATCCCGGAAGAATATAGTCAGGTAGGCTATTCTTCCGGTGTGTACGGATGCAACGGAATGCTGTTCCGTGGTCACAGCGGAAAGCTGTATGCCATTTGTGCAAGAACTACGGCTATCTGGGTTTTCGGCTAAAATTACGGGTAAGCGTATGGTGCGCTTGCTCGTTTCTATTATCAACCAAAATACAGAAATATGAATATACAGAAAGTATGGGATGCGTTTATCAAGGAAAATGATAATCCATCATTCGTAAAGATGGCGAATGCCGTAGTAGAGCAGCTTGGTGGTGTAGATGAAGACACGATATTGAATTCTCTCGACAGTTGCAGAAATGCAAATGACGGGTACACTGGATTCTGCTATCATTCTCAGACCTGCAAGTTCTGGAATGAGAACAAGAGTGCTATCATGGAGAATATGCACGAGCTTGCCGATGATTTGGGCGAAGACCTTATCACGATGATTAAGGGATTCGGTAATTTCAAGGACGACAAATCTGTCACCTACGATGCTATCGGCAAGGCTCTGTATGCTCCTTTTAACGAGGTTGAGAGCAGATACATCTACGACACGTTTGCTAAGTATGCACTGGAAGAGGTTGCGAATCGATTCCAGGACTGGTGGTACGAGCAGGACGAAAGTGAGTTCGATTAGCCAAACCAATCCTCACTCCTACGGGTGGGGATTTCTATTAACAAAAAATTACAGAATTATGAGTGATTTAGAGAAAATCCTGAATGACGATTTACTGAAGTGTAAAATCGTTGAGTCAGTAGAGAATCCTGTTAGGCGTGTGGACCTCATCAAGTGGACGCACGACAATTCATTCTCTATTGCAGAGGTACGCAAGGATACCGGTAAGCTAGAGGTCACAGACTTGAAAGCTGCCAGTGGTCTTGAGGCATACAAGCATTTCTACAGAAATTATGGCGACATTGCCATATGTGGCTAAAACTCCCCACATCATCGTGGGGAACCATTATGAACCATTAAACAGATGAATTATGGAAAAGAATATTTGGGAATATGTTATGAACAGCAATGGTGAGGTTATCGAGAAAGTAGCCGATTATATCGGTGTTGAAAGCTTCGCCAAGACAATCGAAGGCCTCTATCGCGAATGCCTGGAGAATTTCGATGACGCAGATGATCTAGAAGAATACATTGCCGATTTGTACGGAAAGAATATCCAGTCTCTTGCATGGGAGTTTACTCACAAGGTAAACAGAGAGATGAAGAAATATCTCCATCTTAACGACCAGCACATGGATGGTAATTTTGCCAATCTGTACAACGATTATCCTAGACACGTTACAGGTACGTTCTGGGCGACGGACTACGATGGCGACGATTACTACGATTTGTATCCTGCCATGGTAGCCAGACTCGATTCCGCAGAGGACAGCGAGCAGGCTAGCAAGGACAGGGCGTACCTCGAAGAATGGTATTTCAAGGCGTTCGGCACGTACAACATCAAGTACAATTTCTCGAATGAGCTTGAAGAGGTTCACTCCATGATGGAGGAAGATTATGAGGAAGCCTAACAATATCCCCTAGCATGGGGATATTCAATGTTTAACCATTTAAATGATATTAGATATGAGTTACGAATTTGCTAAGAAGGAGATTGGTGATTACAGAATCACCATTTACCAGGATGAGGATGCCGAATGCCCTTGCACAGAATGGGATTTGGCAGGCGTTTACTTCTGGGACTATTCTGATTACGGATACAACAGGGAACTTTCTCGTGGTTGTAGCAGTGAAGTCGACGCTGAAAATGCAGAGGCTGCCTTGAAAGAGCTTGTCTGCAATTATGTTCCACAAAAGAAGATTATCAAGTATATCAATAGTATGTTTCATTGCGATCATCTGTGTCTCGAATACGACAAGTCGTGCCACATGTGGAGTTTTGAAAGAAAATCAAGATTCAGCATCGGCAAGAACGAGTGGTACAACATCAGAGATTTCACTCCTAACGAACTGAAGAACGAGGATGTTAGGGATGAGCTTACAGAAGAGCTTGAAGAAGATGATTTTGTTAATCTCCTTGAAAACTGCAAGGATATAGCATTCTACGAGTGGTCTTCCAGTGGATATAGCCAGGGAGATTATGTTAGAGGATATGCCTATTGCGACAAGGAGCGCTTCAAAAAGATGGTTGATACAAATACCAAGAACTGGAAGAATCGTGCCATCGAGCTGTTTGAGAGCGAAGTCAAGAATATTGGTATGTGGATGTGGGGTGATGTAAAAGGTTACGTCCTAGAAAAGAAACGCCCGTATACAAAATTGTACGAAGACGGTAAATCTTCTGATTCCTACGAGTGGGAACAGATTGATTCCTGCTGGGGAGAGTACTACGAGGACTCTGACGAACTGATCAAGGTCGCTCTCGAAGAGAATGGAATCAAACTAAAAGAAACAGCCTAACAAGGGGAGCTTGCATGCTCCTCTTCTATCAACCAAATTACAAAGAATTATGAAATTGAAACTTTATCACGACACAAGAAAGAAGTTCCGTGACTGCGTGGATGCGTGGACAATATACGTTCCTTATCCGAAGTGGCTTAGAGAAAAGACATGCGGTACAATGGGAACATTCCTCGGATGCACTCCAACGGAGACGGGAATGATACGGTGCATCTGGGAGCACGACGAAAGAAGATGTGGACGCCCGTATTTCGGCAAGAAGATTGATCCGAAGGATACCCCTAAAGCATTTCAGGAAATTTTCTACAACATGGAGAAGCTTTGGAACGAGGCAATCACCAAGAACACGAATGAAGCGTGGAAAGCATGGAGCGAAGTCTAAAATTGGTAGCCAGTTGGCTACCTGCCAATAACCAAATACAGAGAATTATGGAAAGAATTACATTTGTAGAGAAGGGCAGTAGAACCATCTACAGACTGGGCAGACGTATAGTATGCTACAGGGATGGTTACAGAGTTTATTTCGGTAAGCCATCAGATGTTACACACAACACGTTCGATGCACTATCAGAGAATATAGCACATGAGTATTGCCTGAAAGTTTGTGAGCGCAAAAAGTGGGAGAGGGTAAAATACAGCAATCCTGTCGCATACAACGCCCACAGAGTATTGAACGCATTAGCCTAAAAACGGAGGGAGCAATCCCTCTGACATTATTAACCAATAAATTATTAAGAATTATGAAGAAAAAAGAAATGTGGAAAGTACTTGGACGTGACGATTACGCACACAAGTCTCAAGAACTGAAAAAAAAGTGCGAGGAACTGGCGAAAGCTATATGCGATAAGCTCATTGAGCTTGACATGACAGAAATCTTCATCCCTCGCAGTGGTATTACCTTCAGAGTTATTACCGTGCAAATAAGTTGTATTAAACGCATTCTTCTTGCGCGAAAGAGTGGTACCATTTACTATTTGTTGCAAGAGTTTGGTATATGCGACATACATGCTGCTGATGAGCTTAATGTGAAGGTTGGTCGCGTAGTAGATGCACTTGGTTTTGTTACTCACTTGGACGAGATATTACAAGAAATATCGAAGATTGAGGACAAAGAAGTCGCAGACATCGAAGCTGCTCTCAAGAGACTCTAACATCTATCATCCGTGAGCGACAGGCGCACATCGGGTTCGAGACCCGACACGGAACAATATTAACCAAAATTACAAGAGTTATGAAGAGATATTACGTATCAGTCACAGAGCATTTAAACAAGGTAGTCAGCGTTGATGCTGAGAGTGAGAATGAAGCCGTACAGAAAGTGCAGGATGCCTATAATAATAGCGATATTATTCTTGACGCTGACAATTTCTCAGGTGAGGTTATCGAGATCGAACCAGATCAGGAGTACTGGAGAGAATCCGAAGAAGATGACAGCGTAGAACTCCAGCACATCGACTAAGCCAAAAAAGAGAGGGTAGCTCCCTCTCACAATAACCAAAACATAAGAATTATGAATGAAGACAGAATCCTAGAGATGTTCTTCGAGAAAGCCAGATGGCAGTATGCTATCGAGAAAGGCTTATTCAAGGACATGAACAAAGCAGTAATGTATCAGCTTACAACACCAGAGGCTCGTCTGGCCATGTATCAGAGGATCAAGAGCGGCAATTACAAGATAATGCCGCCTCATACAGCCAAGATTCCGAAAGACAACGGAGATTTCCGTACGGTCTATGTGAATGAACCTGTAGACAGAATTCTCTTGAGCATAGCAAACGACCTCTTGTTCGAGCTGATGCCAGAGATGGTGCATCCACGCTGTACGTCATACCAAAAGGGTATCGGCTGCGGTCGTGTGGTGCAAGATGTTTCTCGGATAATATACTCGGCAGATGGTAAAATCATCGGATGGAAAGGTGACTTCTCCAAGTACTTTGATTCCGTGCCTATTCGGTTCATCGACTGGGCATTCGACAAGGTAGAGGAGAAGTACGGAAAGTCTGCGCTGATAGATGTCATTCGTGACTACTATCACACGGATATCTATTTCGATGAGGACAATAACCTCTGTGAGAAGTATCAGTCCCTCAAGCAGGGATGTTCTGTTGCTGCATGGCTGGCTGATGTCATTCTCTATCATCTTGACGACAAGCTATCTAAGCTTAACGGATATTACGTCCGTTATTCAGATGATACGCTGTTTGTAGGTGAAGACTATGAGAAAGCCATGGATATCATGAAGAGCGAGCTGGAGATGATGCAGATGACGCTTAACCCAAAGAAGGTTGAGTATCTTGATGCTAATCACTGGTTTAAGTTCTTGGGATATTCCATCAAGGGTCACAATATCTCTCTGTCGTCCACACGTATCAAGACCTTTCAGAAGGAGATTGAGAAGAGGACGATAAAGAAACGTGACACCACGATGACGAAAGCCATCAATGCAGTAAACAGGTATCTCTACAAGGGGTACTGCGATTATTCCTGGTCTACTCAGGTTCTTCCGGTCATAAACGTGAAAGAGGACATCGACAAGCTCAACACCTTCGTCATGGACTGCATCCGTGCGGTCAAGACAGGCAAGAGAAAGGTCGGTGGTCTCGGATACGTGAAGACTCAGGCTGTAGGTTGCATAGACCGAGGTCGTGGAAGGAACGTGAAAGCCAACAGGAGTAAGACAGAGAGCGAAATCAAGGGGTATCTATCGATAGGTTGTGCTCAGAATGCCTTGCGGACGAGCAGGGCAGCGTACAACACATTGGTGAATACCCTGTAGATGAGCATCCTAGCGCAAGGATTTGCCGGAATGAAGATACAAGGTTTCAAATATCCCGGTTGCGGAGTGCATGGACCTCATCTCAATGAGATGGGTCCTACGCTCGTCCTAAACCGGATATTATCAATCTGATATAGCTATGCGCAGTATCTTCTGACCGGCAGACTCTGTAACCGAGCACACGGACGTGGGAGAAGGACGGACAGATTCAGGCGACGCCTCTATAACATAATCTGAACATCCGACAATGCATGGATGTTCATATAACCGCACAAGGCGTAGCTCATCAATGAAGTACAGATATGTGCCAGTCCGTATGACTCCCACCGGTGGCGCACACCACCACTCCCTGACGGATGGCTGAAGTTTATGCAACAGGTCTCTTAACCAGAGTAGTTGATCCTGGTCGTCGTCGCATTGCTTACGACGACCTGGATCATCTATTCTGGCGAATCCTGTGTCAAATCAGAAACATAAAGTATTGTGCCGAGCCACCGGTCAGGGAATCACCCTAGCACGAGGGTAGTCTTTAGAGGAGAGTGAATTTATGAGTGCTGTTTACATGCCGCCGGCCTCCCCGGAACACTATCCGGGTACTCCGGCGGCTTACAACAGCCCTCGAATCAAGCTGCTATAGCTACGTGCCACGCTCTCAGATGAAGACAACGTTATTGCCAAACGAGGTACACGAGGAGGTGTCGGTTTATTCAACCCGCCTTGTATCAACGCGATATGTCTGGTAATACCAGAAATCTCGCGTATCGGCAAGCGGGTTAAATCATCAGCCTATAGTAAGACAACAGACCTATGAGTGTACCTACAAACAACCATGTGAATTGCATCACGACTTATCAAGAGTATGAGGTTTAATACCACGTGAGTGGTATACCAGCCGCCTGCCGATATCTCCGCAGGCGCTGGTATCCAATCCACGGGGTTGAATCACGAACATATATCCATGCAACATAATACATGAGATAAGTCATGCGCATTGCAGCGATGTCTGGCAAGTTCTGAGAGTTCATCGAGCGTTTCATTGATTCTGAAGCCAAGGATGGGGAAGCGTACGCTTCCTGAGGTTGGCTTCATAACAATGCCACGCCATTAATCAAAAACTTAAAGCAATGCAACGTATCAGGTTGAGTCAGACTAGGTTATTGCGAGCCGAATGGTGCGCAAGGAGAATAGATTGTACAATACGGTATCAATCATCCTGAAGATCCAGGTGGTTACCTGGATCTGTCAGGACTTAGATACAGTATTTATCAAGACCTTATAGTTACGCAACAGATTCTCTGAGCGCACTCCCATTAACCAATATTTAAGAATTATGAACAGCAGATTACTAAAGAAGCTTGAGGAAATCAAGAAAGAGTACGAACCGTCAGAAGTTTGCATGGGAGAGATGCTTGATTCTGTAAGTGCAGACGGATTCTCTATCGAGGATGCCCACTGGTTGTATATGCGTGCAATGGAGTGGGCGAACGGAGATAAGTTCTATATCCACGTCGGAGAAGACGAAGATGTACTGAGTAAGGATGAACTCGAAGAAGCCAATTTGATAGTGCTAGAATAAGCACTATCCCTATTAACCAATACAATAGAATTATGACATACGACGAGATTATCAATGCAGTTGAGAATGGTGCTAAGTTCACCATCAACTTCCAGAAGAGGACATGTAGGATGAATGGTAAGATAGTAATGTCTGAGGAAGATAAGCCGAAAGATACACCTTACCTGACACATGCAGTAGTCCTGTTCGCAATAGAGCAGAGATACAAGGCATACAAGTATTCTGTGCCGTCTGAACGCTCTGAATCACATCGCCGCTACTACTTCAAGGCTTTGCCGGAGAAAGAGCTCTCAGACGAAGATATGATGTATGGTGAGCGACGAGAGGTAGCTAGATGTAAGCTGGAGCTATACATACTGATTCAGCTTCTAAGAGGCAACCTTGCATGGGAGAACAGGTGGGGAAGATGGTTCTGGAAGTCTGAAAATGACAGGGACCTGATTATCCTCAGAGACTGGGTTGAGCCAAACAAGGGTGGGGCGTAAGCCTCATCCACTAGAGTTAAATAAATTTTTAGTAACCAATTTAAAATTATTAGAATTATGAAGCAGATTGTAACAATCACTGGTGAGAACTTGAACATCGTAACTAACAATGTAGAGGCTACAGGTAAGAAGACCAAGGCACAGATGCGTCTCGAAGCTCTTAAGGCAGCAGGTGTTGATACTAGTAAATATTTCCCTCTCGGTGATGATCAGCTTATCAAAATCGAAAATGGTGCGGCTGTTCCTGTTGATATGGACGATGCAACCATCGATGCGGTAGGCAAGCAGATTGTCGATGGTGGATACGTAAGTAACTGGAAGCTCTTCCGTCGTTGGGTGATGAGTCAGATGTTCCACATGTTGCGAGACATGGAGAAGGACGGCAAGTCATTCAACGAGGTGTTGCAGAAGAAAGGCTACGAGTACCAGTGGCGCATGTTGGAGAACGAGCTGTATGCTCAGATGAAGATGTGTGACCACAAGGACTACGAGAATCTCAAGGCGAGAAACCGCTGGTTCAACGGAGTTGTAGCACACGACATGGCTATTGACTACATCAGCAAGCTCCGCAGCTATATCGACGACAAGTGCATCTACACTGTCAAGGAAGACAAGGATGGAAAAAAGAAGAAGACATACAAGCATACCTGCAAGGGTAATCCTTATATCCGTCTTCAAAACGAAAACATCTTCGTCGCTGACTTGGAGAGAAAGGTATACAATCCTCTCCGTGACCTTGCCAACAAGATGAGTGCTGTAGAAACCTACAAGGAACTCTACGATGCCGTTCGTAAGTTCAACAAGAACCGCAAGCATCTCGCGTGGGATACCAAGCAGGCTGATGCGTTCATTACTGCCTACAAGGGTTCAGGTTCCTACTACACGATGAGAAACCTCATCATGTTCCACGGAGCAAGATTCCTGAAGAACGGACGAAAGATGTCAGAGACAAATTCTCTGAAGGAACTTGAGTCTAAAGCCAAGCTCTACGATGAAGAGGGTTGGAAGATGCTCGGTGTACTCAAGCAGCTTATCAAGGACAATAATATCAGCGTCCAGGGCAAGATTCTTGAATGGAAGAAAGCCAAGAGCGAGAACAAGTAATCATCAGACGTAAGGTTCGCCGCCTAAAGAATGGTGGCTCGGCAGAAATTCACAAGAGCTTCTTCAACGAAGGATCTCCTCCAGTCACTACTGGAGGTAATCCTTCGAGCTAAAGCTCTCTAGATCGAACTATTAAAGCAAGGCGCCAGCCGGGGACCATTCTAGCCAAAAGTCGGTTACTGATTCGGTAACCGATTCAATGTTTAACCAAAAAAAATAAAGAATTATGAAGGAAATAAAGAAGATGATCAATACGAGCAAGCTTGCTCCTGCTCCTCTTGACAACAAGAACGTCATGCTAGACTGGTGGGAAGAAAACATGTTCGATGACGGAAGCTATTCATTCTCCGGGAATACATACCTCGGATTTATTGCAGGAGTTCCCGTAATGGCTACCATCAAGGATAATTTTGTTGAGCTTAAATGCATTCCGCAGCCATTCCGCAGTATGGATAAGCTTGACGATTTCGGAAATGCGGTAATCAGAAACATAACGGGAGACGACTGTCACCTTCTTACCGCAGTGATTTCGGAGCATAAGCAGTACATAGATGACGAGCGCGAGGAAGATATGAAACTTATCGTAACATTCTCCATCTATAATGGAGAAGCTATAATTTCATTCCACTGGAATGTACCGAAAGATTAGCCAAACATGTCAGTCGTTAGAAGCGGCTGACTACTCATATCATAACTAAATTTTGTTTAAATGGTTCAAGCCGGTCTGTCGTGAGACACGCCGGTTTTTTGTTCCACAAGTTTAACCAATTTTAAATTAGAATTATGAGTAGAAATTACTGGACATTAGGTAAGGAAGGAATGAAGACTCGTCTGTCAAAGGCACAGGCAGCTTATGAGAACGCATTAGAGAACGTAGAAAACCTACACGTCAAGATTAGCGATGGCAATACAAAATTGGGAGCAATCCCTTCCATATCACTCATCCCGGTCATGGACTGCGGCAACTGCGCTATCTGTGCAAAGAGCTGCTACGACCTGCGAAACGACCTTATCTACAAGGAGGTAATCAAGACGAGAGCTATCAACTCGGCAATCTATCATGAGGATCCCGAGCGATACTTCAAGGAGATTGACGGGTATCTCGACTACAGATTCCCTCGCGCCTTCCGATTCCATATCGGTGGTGATATCCAGGATAAATGGTATCTTGACAAGATGTGCGATATTGCACGCAAGCACAAGGATACCAAGTTCCTGGCGTTCACGAAGATGTTCGATGTATGCAACGAGTATCTCGATGAGGGCAATGTAATCCCAGAGAACATGCATATCCTATTCAGCGGATGGCTTGGTCTTAAGATGGATAACCGCCATGGATTCCCTGAGGCGCATCCTATCTTCGAGAGCGGAACGTCTGCTCCGGAAGGAACACGTCTGTGTACCGGAAACTGCACAGAGTGCCTGAAGGAAGACAGACTATGCTGGTCCATCGGTAAGGGGCAGGCGGTAGGATTCCTTGCACACTAG